ATCGAGGCGGCGGCGAAAGTGGCCGACTCCGGGACCAAGAGCGGCACCAGCTACGCGCCCTACGCGCGTCGGCTCGCAACCTCGATCCGCGCTGTCCGTGCCCCCGCCCCGTCCGCTCCCACGACGGCGCCGGAGGACGAATGTTGATCCTTCAGCCCGACGGGTACTTCACATCAGGTACGCCACCGATCTTCGTCGAGGCCGACCGACTCTGCGAGGACTGTGGGAAGCGCCACAACTTCGAGAAGTGCCCGAAGTGCGGTGCGTGGATCCACATCTGGTACGGCCTCGGCGGGCTCAAGCACGTTTGCGACGCCGGTTGCGGCTGGTACTTCACCCGCCACGACTCAGATATGTCGGCCGATCTGACGGGCCCCTGCGGCCGCGCCCACAACGCCCCGCCCGCCGACGAAGGGACCGACGAATGACGCGCGAGGAAGCCGAGGAGATGATCTGTGATTTGGAGTACGCCCGAGGGCGTGACTGGACGGAGGACTACGCCGCCGCCCGCAAAACCATCGTGGACGCTTTGTGCGGCGCCGCCCCCACGACGGGAGGCGCGGCGCCGGACTCACTGTCGGCACGGATGCGCGCGGCAGGTGTGCGGCTGGAACCCGAGGCAACCGAGCCCACGCATGTCGTGGCCCCCGCGTCCCCCGGGGAGAGCATCGGCCCGCTCATTGCGAAGTGGGAGCCGCTGCTGCAACGGCTGGCCGACGGCGCGTCCCCCGGGGAGAGCGCGGCGCCGTGCACTAAGTGCCACGGCAATGGGTGGATTTGGCCCAACAGCAGCGGGGTCGTGAAGTGCTCGGCCTGCGGTGGCACCGGGCGCGCGGGAGGGAGCCATGGCTGAGTGGAAGATCATCCGCCCGATGTGTCCGATCTGCGGCAAGGCGCCAGCAACGTGGGCGCACGTGTTGATCTGCATAACACACGCCGAGGGGCGCGCGGACGCGAAGGAGGGGCGAGATGGCTAAGGGGATCACTGCGAAGTGGCGATCGTGGCAAGAGTTTACGGCGCGCTGGCGGCGCTACGAGATGACCGTGTTCCTGCGTGGCGGCCGGTGGGTCTACGTCGTCGCGCGTCGGGCGACACGCGTGCCGGATAGCATCGTGACGCAGGACGACGGCTTCCCGACGTTCGAGGCCGCGATGGTCGCCGCGGAGCTTGCGGCCCGCAACGACTTCGCGAAGCGGCGAAAGGCGCGGTAGCTTGGATGGCAAACGGATACGTACCTAAGATGCACTTTGACTTCGGCGATTACTGGGGCGCGCCGAAGTGCAGCTTGTATGGGCCGGTAACGACCACGCCACGGGACGTAGCTTGTCGCGCTTGCCGTCGCGTTCTGGCACGTGACTTTCGCGATTTGGGAGAACGACTATCTCCGCTAGCTACCCCTGCGATCGTACGTAGTTTCGACGATCGGCTCCGCGACTACTTCGACGCCACATCACGATGACCTACGATCCCCAAATCTGCGGCGCGGAGTGCCAGTTCTGCCCGCTCCGCGGCTCGCCCGTCGTTCCTCCTGCGATCAATCCCTCTGCGGCTGCGATCCTCGTCGGCGAGGCACCCGGCAAGGAGGAGATCGAGCAAGCCCGGCCGTTCGTCGGCGCGAGCGGGCTCGAACTCAACCGCGGGCTACGCGCGCTCGGGATCGATCGCCGCACGTTGCACGTCACGAACACGCTCCTCTGCCAGCCGCCTGAAAACAACTTCGCGAAGCTGGAAAAGCAGACCGCGAAGAAGATCAAGAAGGGCGCCGTCGATCTCAAGCTCGCGACCGACTGCTGCCGTCCGCGTCTTCTGTGTGAACTGGCCGAGCACGCCTGCCCGAACGTGATCACGCTAGGCGGAACGGCGCTGAAGGCCGTGACCGGCTCCGAGTCGTCGATCATGGCCGTTCGCGGCGGCCCCCGCGAAATCTTCATCGGCGACGCGATCACTGCGAAGCGCCTGCTGCCGACGCTGCACCCCGCGTTCGTGCTCCGCGCGCGCCGTTGGACCCGCGCCTTTACCGCGGACCTCGGCCGCGCGTTCCGCTGGTTCTCTTCCGGTTTGAAGTGGAACGACCCAACGGTCACGATCGCGCCCCGCCCCGCAGAGCTTCGCGCGTGGATCGCGCGACACGCGCGCGACGTCTACATCGTCAGCGACTTGGAGACGATCCCCGGGCTCGAAGGGGAGAACTTCCGGCACTTCGATCCGCTCTACGACAAGATCACCGTGGTCGGGCTCGGGAGCGCGGACGGGCGCGAGGCCGTCGTCATCCCGATTCGGCTGAAGGATGGCGGGAGCGTGTACGGCGGCGCCGAGAAGGCCGAGATCGCCGCCATTCTCGTCGACTTGTTCTCGTCCGACACGATCCGCAAGGCTGGGCACAACTTCGGCTACTACGACCGGATGGTGATCGAGTCGCGGATGCGGATCACGATGCGCAAGATCGTGGATTCGATCGGGCTGCACAAGATGGTCGAGCCTGAGCTTCCGCACCGGCTGGGCTACCTAGGTAGCGTCTACACCGACGCGCCGTCGTGGAAGGAAGATCACACCGCGACGAACTATCGAACTGACGAGGAGCTTTGGAAATACAACGCGCTCGACTTGTCGATCACCGCGCTCGCGCTCCAGCAGATTAGTCACGCGGTCGTCGAGCGGGATCAGGTTCGCGCGGCGAAGTTCTGGCCGAAGGTGCAGGAGACGTGCGTCGGGCTGCATCGCAACGGGATGCGCGTCGATCAGAAGCGCCGCGCGGAGTACGACCGTGACCTGCTCGCCGAGGCGATCCGGCTTCGCAAGGAGATTCGCGAGCGCGTTGGGATCGCCAGCTTCAACCCGAACTCCGGGCCGCAGCTTCAGGATCTCCTCTTCGAGCGCTGGGAGCTTCTCCCGTCGTTCTACACGGAGACCGGCGATCCTTCGACGAACGACGACTCGCTTCGATCGTTCCTGATGCAGCCGACGCTGTCCGACGATCGCAAGGCGGTGATCAAGCTACTTCGCGCGTACCGCGTCGCGGTGAAGCTGCGCGGTACGTACGTCACGAAGCTCTCGCCAATCAACGAACCGATCCCACTCCCCGAACTCGCGTGGGACGAAGACGAGTCGCCCGAGGAGCGCGCCGATCGGATCAAGAAGAACGCGAAGAGGTACGGGATCTGCCTGCCCGACGGAAGAATCCACGGGAATTATAGCGCGCATGGCACGGTTGGGTGGCGCCTTTCATCGTCTGGGCCGAATTGCCAGAACTTCCCAGACGATCTTCGCGACATGATCATTCCGGCCGAGGGAATGATCCTCGTCGGCTGTGACGAGGCACAACTCGAACTGCGGATGGTGGCCGCGCTCTCGAAGGCCGCGATGTATTGCGAGGCGTTCCGCACGGGCGGGGATCCGCACCTTGACCTCTCGCTCGCGTTCTTCGGCGAGGTGTTCGAGCGAGCGTCGAAGGACGGAAAGAAGAAGTTGCGGCGGCTGATCAAGGAGTTCACGTACGCAGGCGCGTACCGCGCCGGGCCGCACACGATCTGGGAGGTGCTCACCTCGGGTGAAGAGTACGTCTGTCCCGCGTGCCGTACGCCGCTGAAGCGCAAGACGGATCGCTGCCCGACGCACCCGGCCGCGTACCCCGAGAAGGCGTTGATCTTCCCTGACCTGACGATCCGAGAGACGACGGCGCTTCACGAGACGTGGCTCGGCCGCAACCCCGAGATCCCCGAGTGGTGGGAGCGCGACCTCGCCGAATTCAAGAAACAAGGGTTCCTCGCGGAGCCAGTCTTCGGGTTGAAACGCGACTTCCTCGACGGCGAGGAGATCAACGAACTCGCGAACTATAAGGCGCAGTCGGGGGGAAGCGCGCTCGTTCACATCGCGACGGAACGCGTGAAGGACGCGATCCCGTTCGAGAAGTGGGGTCCGGCGACGGGGCTGATCCAGCAAGGCCACGACTCGTTGGTAGTCGAGTGCCCGGGAAGTGAAGCGGAGAACGTGAAGTCGATCCTCGAAGAGTCGATGAAAGAGGATGGGACGAAGTATGGGCTGCCCGTCCCGTTCATCGGTGAGGGGAAGATCGGCATGACGTGGCGCGACGTGTAGGTAGTTGACGATCGTGGATGAGTAGCGTAGAAAGCGATTTACGGGAGGCTGACATGGTGACGATGAAGCAGATCGACGATGCGCGAGCGAACGCTACTGCGTGGGTGAGCGCGCTACAACTAGACCCGCGGGAGATCAACGTCGCCGCGCTTGCTACCGCGCGCGCCAACGTCGAGGCCCTTCTCCACGAGTGGTGGGCGCAGAGCTGCAAGGAGGTCGAGGCGCCGCTGTCGACTGAGGTGGACACGTACGTCGTGCAGCCCGGAGACACACTCTCGCAGCTTGCGGAGCGTTTCGATACGACCACCGAAGCGCTGGCCGAGATGAACGGGATCGAGGATCCCAACATCATCGTGGCGGGGGAGCGGCTCCACCTTCCGCCCGCGTGGAAGAAGCGCTGTGCTCGACTCGGGGCCGAAGTGGCGCGGCTGACCCGCGAGGCGAACCTTCGGCGCGAGAACATCGTGGCCGTACGGCTCGAACTCAGGGCTGGGACGGACGAGGCGACGATCGACGCCGTGAAGCGGTTGAAGACGGCGTGCAGGAGCGCCGAGGACGAGGGCGCGCAGTTGCGCGCCGCGCTCGCTCAGGCGTCGACCGCCAACCTGTCCATGCTGGGCCGAGCCCGTGAGGCGTGCGGCGCGAAGGAGGGCGCGGTGCCTTCTGCGCCGAACGATTGGGTCGACGAACTGATCGGGCTCCTTCGCGTGATGCGCGGGCAGCGCGACGACGCCGAGGGGTGGGCCGAGAAGGCGGACGCGCGGCTGATGCGGGAGCGGCGTGAACACGCCGACAAGATCAAGGCACTCGAAGTCGACGTGAAGAACATCGACGAGGTGAACCGGAAGATCCACGCCGACCGCGTTCGGCTCGCCACCGCGATCCGGGACGCGCTGGAACGGCTCAACTCGCCGGGCGTGGCCTACGGACAGGCGATCGAGATTCTCAACAGCGCACTCGCGCAGCACGAGAAGATCGGACCGTGCGGGGTGGTGTCCAGTGACGTTCGCGTCACTCAGTTCCTCACCGGAATTCGCGCACGGCTCGACAAGCTACTCGACGCCGAGTGGATGAGCAGTGGCGGTGTGGCCGAGATCAAGAAGATCGTCGATTCGATCACGTTCGTCATCGGCGGTCAGAAGACGACGACTGGCGCGATGACGGACTCCGTGGGGTCGGTGCAGGATCTTCCGCGGGTCGAGCCCGTGCCGCTCGGCGTGCTTCGATCTATCTGCGCGTGTGGGGCTCACCTTCTACCGCCGTCGGGCTACGTTGACGACCATCGCGGTCACCACAAGGCGAAGCGCTGTAACCTGACCTTCACGCGTGGACAGCTTCCGCTCTCGCCGCTCGTCGAGAAGACGATCCAGCAGATGATCGACAGGGCGATCGAGATGCTCTCCATGTCCGTCGATGATCGGATCAAGCGGGCGATCTACATGTACGCGACCGATCCGAAGTCCACCTTCGTCGGACACCTTCGTACCAAGTAGCAACCAACGGGAGACCACATGGATTCGCACGCAACCGCACTCGTCAGCATCGTCGGTATCGTCGTTGTCGGCTGGATCATCACGACGCTGATCAAGCGCATCTTCTAGGGAGACCACACGAAATGCGACACGTCACGAAGATCGAAGCAAACCTGAAGTGCGGCGTTAGCGCCGTGCTCTCGCCGAAGACGTTGATCGTCGGACCCAACGCGAGCGGCAAGTCGGCGATCGTCAACGCCGTCGAGCTTGCCACGTCGGGGACCGCGAGCGATGTGCAAGGGCGACTCACCGCGACCGCGGACGGCATGCTGCGGATGCTCGTTCCGCCCGGCGTCGACTCCGGCCGGGCGCACGCCGCGCTCGACGACGCGACCACGGCCGAGTGGGTCATCGGCGGCGGCCGTGCCACGCGCACGGGCGCCGAGGCCCACTTCCCGCTCCGCGAGGTCTACGAGAACCTTCTCGGCACCCCGGAGACGGCGCGGAAGTGGCTGCTCCGGCTGATCGGGAAGGCCGATCTACCGACGATCGTCGAGTCGCTGAAGCGGCAGGCGAAGGGCGCGCAGGATCAGGCGAAGACGCTCCGCAACGCGGCCACGGCGCAGGCGCAGGGCCTCCCCCCCGAGCCCACCGAGGGCGAGATCGCCACGGCGAAGGCGCAGAGCACGGCGAAGCTCCTCGCCGACGCCGAGGCGGCGCTCACGGCCATGGAGGCGGCGCTTTCGGCGGCCGACGCCAAGATGAAGTCGACGGCTGCTGCCCTCGCCACTGCCCCCGTGATCGACGGCTCGACGGTCGAGACGGGGACCGCGATGGTGAAGATCCTCAACGCGCAGGTCGCCGCGGGCGCCGTGGCGAAGTGCGGCCTCTGCCTCTCGCCGACTTCGCGAGAGAAGCTCGTCGAGCGCAGCGGGGTCATCGCCGGGCGGATCGAGGGAACGCGCGCGGCGCTCGCGCAGCGGGCCGACCTCGACGCGGCGGCGAAGGAGGCGTGGTACGAGTTCAACGTCGCCAAGGCCGATGCGGAGCGCGCGCTGGAGACGCGCAACGCGCTGCGGAAGGTCGGCGAGTCCGTTGGGATCCCCGAGGACATCGTGCGGAGGCAGGCCGCGTGGGTCAGCGTGCGGAAGCTCCGCGCGCAGGCCGAACAGGCCGAGATCGACGCGGCCACGATGGCAGCGAAGCTGAAGACCGAGGCCGAGAACATGGAGCGCGCCGCGTCCGACGCGCTTCAGGTGTTCGTCGACACCGTGCAGGCGTACCTCCCGCCCGGGGACGAGTTCGCGATGACGCTCGACCCCGTTCGCTTCGGGCTGAAGGTGAACGGCGGCCTCCGCTGCGCGCTCTCCGGCGCGGAGTGGGCGCGCGTCACCGCCGCGCTCGCCAGCGCGGTCGCCGTCGCGCGGCCCAACGACTTCTCGATCGTCGTCCCCGAGGAGCGCGCCTTCGATCCGGTGACGCTGGAAAAGGTGCTGCGCGCGTTCTCCGGCGTGCCGTGTCAGGTGCTCCTCGCCAGCCCGATCGAGCCGGTGAGCGTTCCCGAGGGCTGGACCGTCGTCCGCGTCGGCGTGCCGGTCGAGATCGTGGTGAAGGAGCCGGAGTCGAAGGAAGAGCCCGAGGGCGCGGTGAAGATCGAGTTGAAACTGGAGAACCCGGCGCTCGATCCCGTCGTCGAGCCCGTCGTCGAGGATCCGCCGAAGAAGAAGCGTGGTCGGCCCTCGAACGCGGAGAAGGCGGCACGCGCGACCGAGTCTCCCGAGTCCCCGCCTCCGGCCGACGTGCCGCCGGTCGTCCACAACGGGCACGTGACGACGGCCGACATGATCGTCTACGCTCGCGAGCACCCGAAGGCGAAGGGCTCCGATCTCCAGAAGGTCTTTCCGGGCGTCGCGTACAACCGGGCGTGCGAGGCTGTCGAGGCGGCGAAGAAGGATCCGGCTACGCTGTACGACTAGAGCAGCAAAGGAGGTGAGCAGCGCAGGGTCGGCCCGCGAGGGGAAAAGACACGGCGGGCGGATGCGCTCGTGAAGGAAGGACGTCAGGGTCCGTCCTTCCGCCTTTCCCGGCCCACGAACCGATCAGACCCCGTGTCGCTGTCGTCGGACGCGCGGTTCATCTCCCGAGGGGCCTCCGACGTCGGAAGTCGGAGGCCCCTCACCTTTTCTACTTGACAGGGGGGGCATACTCCCCTTCAAGATCCTTCTCGCGACGGCAACTACTGCCCGGAGGGACAACACGGTGAGCACCTACTACGACGACGGCGACGGATTCGGCGGCACGAAGCGGTTTCCCGCGAAGTTCACCTCGAAGTGCCCGATCTGCAGCGAGACGGTGCGCGAGGGCACGATGGTCGAGATGACCCCGCCCGACGAGTCGCCGACGGGGAAGTGGCAAATGGTCGGCCACCCCGGGTGCAAGGGCAAGAAGGCGGCGGCGCCGACGCCCGCGGAGCCCGCAGCGCCGAAGCCGCGGAAGCCACGCGCGAAGAAGGGCGTCGAGGTCGAGATCCCTCCGGGCCACGTGCCCGAGCCCAAGCCGCTCCCGGTCGCCGCGGTGCAGGCGCGTGCGAACGCCGAGGTGCTCTGGAACGGAGACGGGAAGAAGTCGCACGCGCTCGACTCCGATCAGGACCGGATCTCGCGCTGGCGTCCCGCGGACGGGAACGTTCGCGTGCTCGCGGCGGCCGGATCGGGCAAGACCCGCACCACGGTCGCGCTGATCTCCCGGCTGATCTGGGACGAGGTCTTCAAGCCCGGCCAGATCGTCTGCACCACGTTCACGAAGAAGGCGGGCCTCGAACTCGTCAAGCGGTTCACGCCCGTCCTGCCCCCCGGCGCGCTCGACGCGATGCGCGTCGGCACGTTCCACTCGATCGCGGGCAAGGCCGCCGCGGCGGCGTACCCCGCGCGCTTCAAGTGGGGCCGCAACATCGACGTGGCGGGCGGGGCGATCCGCGCGCACACGCTCTGGCGGCAGATTTTCGGCTACGTGTCGAAGCGGGAGAGCGAGAGCGGCTACGTCCGCGGCACCGACAAGCGCTCGCTCGAACTGCGGGACGATGAGGGGCGCATGGTGAACGTCCGCGCCTATGCCCTCGCGGTCGACGTCGCGCGCTCCGCGCCCGGGGACGAGGACGCGGTTGCGCGGCGGCTCGAAGCAGTCGAAGACTCCTTCCCGGGCATCATCGACGGCTGGCGGATCTTCTGCGAAGCGAAGCGGAATCAGGGGTGGTGGGACTTCGCCGACACGCTTCAGGCGTACGAGGCTGGGCTACGCGCCGGGGAGATCCGCGACGGCGTCAAGCTGATCGTGATCGACGAGGCGCAGGACAACAACCCGATCCAGTTCGCAATCGGTCAGCACCTCGCGAAGCGTGGCGCGGGCAACATCATCCTTGTGGGGGACGTTCGGCAGTCGATCTACTCGTGGCGTGGGGCCGAGCCCGAGATCATGATCGGCGCCGACGAGACGATCGGGGCGAAGACGCTGGAGATCCCGACCAACTACCGCTCCGTGCGGAAGGTCGTCGAGTTGGGTAACCGGATCTGCGAAGGCGAGCCGTGGGCGATCGGCTCCCCCGCGACGCCGAAGAGCAAGGAGGACGGGATCCTGACGGTTCGCGGGTCCGACACCGCCGCGATCGAGGCGGCGTACATCGCGAACGAGATCGCCGTCGCGGTGTCCTCCGGCGCGCGCAAGGACTACTCTGAGGTCGCAATCTTGACGCGAACCAACGCGCAGGGCGCGTCGATGGAAGCCGCGCTCGTCGCCCGTCGGATCCCCGCAGTCGTGGTGGGCGGTACGCCGTTCTTCTCACGGGTCGAGCCGAAGGCCGTGCTCGCGTGGCTCCGGCTTCTCGACGGTGTGTTCGTCGCCGACGACGTGTCCCGCGCGGTCGGCTTCCCGGCCACGGGGCTGGGCGAGGCGTACGCTACCGACCTCTGGAACGCGGTCGAGCGCGGCGCATCGCTCTACGACGCCGTCGATCAGGCCGTGTCGCGGCTGGGGCACCGGGATCCGCGGCGCGCGAAGGCATCCGACTTCGCCGCGCGGGTGCAAGGGCTCCTGACGACGTCTGACGAAGACGACGCGCGACGCTGGCGGATGCGGATCGACGCGCTCGCCGGGATGTTCGCGGGCGAGGCCGAGGACAAGATCGAGGACGAGGATGGTGACGACGAAGGCGCGCTCGCCTCCGCGGTGCTCGACCTCGCCAAGACCTTCGACCACCCCGAGGAGTTCTTCCAGTTCGCGCGGCAGTGCGCTGGGGAGGAGATCGACCCGAAGACCGGCGAGCCGGTCGTGCGCGAGGTCGAGTACGAGAAGGATCCCGACACCGGGCGCGCGATGCTCAACGCGCCGATCCTCCCGCCGGGCCGCGTGGTGGTCTCGACGATCCACAAGGCGAAGGGGTTGGAGTGGCCCGTCGTCTACGTCAGCGCGACGCGCGGCCTCTTCCCCCACCGCCGGAGCGACAACGTTGCCGAGGAGCAACGGCTCTTCTACGTCGCCGTGACCCGCGCCGAGAAGGAGTGCCACCTGACGTTCCACGTCGAGTCGGAACTGAAGAGCACGGGCGGCCCGTCGAGCTTCCTGCGGTACGCCGCCGGCCTCGCGGAGTAGTCGAGTTGAAACAAGAGAAGGGCGCCGAGAGAGACATCCTCTCGGCGCCCTTCGTGCGTCTACTCCTCGCGAGGGCGCACGGCCGGAGCCGGAGGCGCGCGAGGAACTACAGGATCGAGTGGACCTGCTGGACTTCGAGGTCGAAGTTCATCAGGGAGGCGAGGGGGGCGCCGATCGTGACGATGTTCGTGCCCACGGTGCCGACGACGAGCGGCGTGGTCACGCCGACGACTCCGGTGTGCACGATCGGTCGAACGACGAGGAGCGACGGGGTGATCGAGAGGCTGTGGGTGAAGGTGACGAAGGCGCCTCCGGTGAACGTGAGGCCGGTCATGCAGGTGTAGTACGCGCTCATTTCGATGTTCTCCTTGGGGAAGGACGTGGACGGGAGTCCCGCCGCGTCGAGTAGGCTCCACCGTACCCCAGCGCTCCGAGCGGCCGTAGCATCCGCGCCCGATTTAGTCGGATCTGATACCAATCGGTCCCTAGGAGGGCGTCCATGGCGACGACCAAACGAAGGAAGGCTCAAACCGACGCCGTGCGTGAGATTCACGCACGGTTGTTCGAGGACGACGTGAAGACGATCCAGCGGATCGCGAAGGAGAAAGGACTGCCGTGGCAGATCGAGCTTCGCCTGCTGGTTCGGCGCACGTTGAAGAACGAGGTGCAGAAGGTGCTCGTGCTCGACGAGGAGCCGACCCGATGACGCTCGAAGACCTGTTTCGCTCGGCGTGCGACACGCCGTCGGACATCAACGAGCACCTCCCGCGGCTCCGCGAGCTTGCGGCCGAGTGCGAGCACGTCACGGAGTTCGGGATGCGCGGTGGCGTCTCGACGGTCGCGTTCCTCGCGGCGCAGCCGCAAACGCTCGTGTCGTGGGACATCAACCCCTACGCGGTGATCTCCCAGCGAAGCGCGGATCTGCTCTCGCTTGCCGGGCGAACGACGTTCCAGCCGCGCGTCGGCGACACGTTGCAGATCACGATCGAGCCGACCGACCTGCTCTTCATCGACACGTGGCACGTCGCACGGCAGTTGAAGGCCGAGTTGGAGCGCCACGTCGACCCGGAATGTCGGCCATTCTCCGTGCGGAAGTATCTCGCGTTCCACGACACGGCGACGTTCGGGATGGTGGGAGAGGACGGCACTACGCCGGGGCTGCGCGCGGCGATCCGCTGGTTCCAGCGGTGTCACAGCTTTCCGCAGTGGGAGCTGCTCGAAGATCGGCAGAACAACAACGGACTCGTAGTTCTCAGGAGAGTGACGCCATGAACATGCTGGACGTGAAGAAGGAACCGCTGCTCGACATCGTGATGCTGGTTCACGATCAGGCGCCGTGGGCGGATCTCGCGATTCGCGCCGTGGAGCACCACACGAAGAACCCCTACCGGCTGATCGTCGTGAACATGGCGAGCGAGAAGCCTGAGACGCTGGCGATGCTGCTCGAAGTCGAGCGGCGCGGCCACTTCGTCATCCACCTCGCGGAGAACCGGAGCTTCTCGCACGGCTGCAACGTCGGCGCGGGGCTCGGCTCGGCGCCGTTCATCTGCTTCCTCAACGACGATGCGATCGTGACGGAGGGCTGGGACACGGCGATGCTTCAGGACGCTTCGTCGAAGCACGTCGGGCTCGTCGGCGCACGCTCGAACTACGCAGCGGGCGCGCAGGGCGGCGCTCCGTTCGCCGGGAAGAACCCGCCCTTCCTCGTCTTCGTCTGCGTCGCACTGCGCCGTACGGTCTGGGATCTCGTCGGCCAAATGGACGAGGTCACATTCGACGGCTTCTCTTCCGAGGATCTCGACTACTCATGGCGTGTCGTGAAGGCCGGGCTCGAACTGAAGCTGTCGACGGCGTACGTGCTCCACGCCGGAAGCCGTACGCTTCCCGTCGATCCGCGCGCGCGGATGGCGAATGACGCGATCTACAACGCGCGGCTCGTCGAGAAGTGGGGCAAGGAGTGGATCGCCGACCACTCGAAGATGATCGGGCGCGTGCTCGTCGCGACGTACCACGCCGAGGAGTGGACGCGCGTGAAGTTCATGGGCGCGCTGATGGGGCTGAAGCGGAGCGACGGCGTGACCTTCTCGTTCTTCAACGCAACGCGGATGCCGATCCACCACGCGCGGCAGGCCGTGGCCGACTACGCGACGGATCAGGGCTTCGACTGGCTCGTCCAGTTGGACGACGATGCCGTGTTCCCCGAGGACGTGATCCGGCGGCTGCTCTCACACGGCAAGGAGATCGTCACCGCGCTCGCGTACCAGCGGAAGCCGCCACACCTCCCGTGCATCTTCGAGGTCGGCGACGACGGGATGCTGGGCCGCCCGCTGGAAGGGATCGAGGGGACGGGACTGCGGAAGGTCGACGTGAGTGGCTACCACTGCTCCGTGCTGTCGACGAACGTGATCAAGAAGATGAGGAAGGAAGGCATCCGGCAATACTTCGGCGGCTTCGAGAACAAGGTGGGCGAGGACTTCGCGTTCTCGCTCAACTGCAAGAAGGTCGGGATCCCGATCTACTGCGACACGGATCTGATCAGCGGGCACATCGGAGCCGAGATCGTGGTCGACGGCGCGTACGTGCAGCGCTTCAAGGCCGGGCAGACTGGATAGATCGCGGTGAGACAGGACGTCCGCGCTAACGGACGGGCATGCATGGTCGGATCGAGGCTCCGGGGCAACCCGGGGCCTCGCTTCTTTTCGGGGGGTATCCGGGGGTATGGCTAAGTGCTTGATATGCCTAGCTGAAAAAAGTTCGTGTGCCTTGTTGACAGCCCTATCGGCCTGTGAGAGTATGACCGTGTTGATGCTGTTTGAACTCGAACCCGCCGGGAGGCCCACATGACCGAGACGCAGAAGACCGAGAAGAAGATCGCCGCCATCGACCTCAACGCCGCCCGCGTCGTCCGCGCGGTCACGATCAAGGCCCCGAACCTCTGCCACGGCTACGTCTCCCCGACGACGATGAAGTGGCTGAACGACCACGCTCGGATGCTCGCCGACGAGATCGTGAAGCCCCTAATCGGGCACGCGGTCCCCGAAGTCGTCATCTCGGCCGACATCAACAACCGGCGCCAGCTTGGGCACTACAAGATCGGCCGCGACGGCCTCGGGCTCAACTGGCGGATCAGCATGAACGTCGTTCACCTCGGGCGCCCCCGCGGCGAGGTGCTCGGGACGCTGCTCCACGAGATCCTCCACGCTGTCCAGCACGCGCACGGCGAGCCGGGCAAGGGCAACTTCCACAACAAGGAGTTCATCGGGTGGTGCGAGCGCGCGGGCATCCCGACGAACTCGAAGGGCCACGACCTCGGGATCGTGAAGACCGGCGTGTTCGACTCCTACCTGACGCGCCACGGCGTCACCGGCCACGAATACCTGATCCCGAAGGCCGACCTGCCGAAGCCCGCGGGCTCGAAGATGAAGAAGTGGACGTGCGGCTGCGGCATCAACATCCGCGCCGCGGTCGAGATCGACGTGACGTGCAACGCCTGCGGCGAGAAGTTCGAGCGGGCCTAGTTCCTCTTCCCTCAAGGAGATCACCATGACTTCTGCCGAACTCGTCGCCGCTGTCGAAGCTGGCATCAACCTCGTTCTTTCCGAAGACGTCACGAACCCCGAGCCCGACCACCGGTCGCCGCGCGACTGGCGCTGCGCGCCGGTCATCCCGAAGGGCACAAGGTTCTTCGCCGTGCGCGAGACCCTCGACATGCGGGGCATCCGCCTCTACAGAACGGGCGACTACGGTCACAACGCGGTGATGTTCATGCCCGACGGCACCGTGCATCCGATCATGGCGCCGCTCGCGCGGGCGTTGCTCCCGGCCCTCTCGGCTGGCGTGCGGACGCTGGCGGAGATCGAGAAGTCGGGCGCGACGTACACGGGTCCGGCAGCGACGATTACGGGGAGTCGTGTGCTCGTCACCGGCTTTCGCGAGATTCGGAGCGATCGGCGGGCCGCGCTCGTCCGGCTGGCAGACGACCGAGAGGTGTGGGTAAAGACCTCTCGGCTCGACGTCGAGGTCGCCGACGCGCCGCACGCCGACGAGGCGACGGACGCCGCGACGCCGGATGAGGCGATCGCTCGCAGTTTCAAGACGTGGACGCCCACCGCAGACGCTCCCTGCCCGGAGGCAGGCAGCGCGAAGGCCGAAGGCGCATCCGTCATCCGCGACGAGCGCCTCGACGTGGCGCTCGCACGACAGTCCGCTGGGCTCGACCCGATTGCACCGTTCATCCCCCCTCCGTCCCCGTGGGCCGACGAGGCACTGAGCCTCGGCGAGCTTCTCGCCGCGATCGACGTGACGATCGAGCGCGACGCGGCTGGCGACCACGGCGCCACGGCCGCGGCGCTCCCGATCATCCGCGAGGTCGTCGAGGCGATGCGGGCCAACGCAGTCGCGCACGCGGAGGGGAAGTAGCATGGACTTGTTCAAGGATCTCGCGGTCAGCGGGAACGTAAAGGGCAAAAAGAAGGTGGAGCGGGCCGTTGTCCTGATCGGCCCGGTCGACACACGGATCATCTACGGCGTTGGCGGTTGGATCGAGTCGGACCTCGACGCCGGGCTTTCGACGGACGAGGCAGGCCCGGTAGGCAGCGCACCGAAGGATCAGGGGCGAGGCTTGTGGATCTGGGAGGGCATCCCGCGCGCCATCCGCAGCGGTGGCTTCGAGGTCGACGAAGGCTTCGAGCCGGACTACAGCGGCGGGACGTGGCGCCGTCCGACGACGGAAGAGATCGCCAAGATCGTCGCCGGAGACTTCACGTTCTTCGGCCCGGCGCATCTCGGCGAGGAATCTTGACGGCAGGATTCTACTCTGTCATCCTGACGTAGCTTTCTAGCCGACAGGTACACCACGCAGTTCTAGTTCAAACGGAACGGAGATCATCACATGACGAAGAAGTCCAAGTCGAAGCCGACCTCAAAGCCCAAGTCGAAGTCCCCCTCGCCCGCGCACTCCCCGCTCGCGACGCTGCTGGGGTCGAACGTCCACGACCGGCGCACGCAGATCGGCATGACGCAGGAGACGCTCGCGAGCACGCTCGACGTGACCCCGCTCTACGTCAGCGCGATCGAGAACGGGCGGCGGCTGCCGTCGCTGCCACTCCTGATCAAGCTCGCCAGCGCGATCGGCTCCTCCCTCAACGCGCTCGTGGAAAGCAAGGAGTAGCCGTGCACACGACAAAGATCGGCGGTGTGACCTTCGCACACAACGGAGACTTCTCCGGCGACGTGATCATCCTGTCTGGCGCCGAGATGACGACGAGCGGCGTCGTGATCCCGTTTGCGGCGATGAAGGGCCTCGTCGCGGAGTACGTACGCCACATTCGCATCGTCGAGATGGAGACGCGCAACTACGACGAGGTTCTCGGAGGTACGTGGTGAACGCGCTTCACGAGACGCTCCCCGAGGCCCTTCCCATCCGCGCCGAAGCGGAACTCTGGATCGCGGTCATCGCGCAGGCGATCAACGATCTCGTTCACGTCGAAGAGCACGTTCGTATCGCGGCGACGTCGTGGATCTTCGGCGCCGACGAGAACTTCGACTTCCGGCAGGCGTGCGAGTTCGCCGGGTTCTCGACGACGTGGGTCCGCGCGAAGGCGCGGAAGTTCAAGCTGAGCACGCCGATCCGCAAGGCGACCGCCAAGCAGGCCGCGAAGCTCGCGGCGAAGGAGGGGTAGATGACGCGCGAAGAGATCGAGAAGGAGTACCGCGTGGTCGGGGCGACGATCATCTCCCCGGGCAAGTTCGAGGGCTGTCCGGTCTACACTCCGGCCTTCTGGGATCTCGGCATCGGGGGCACGGCCGACGAGGCGGATACGGTCGAACTGGACGGCGACACGCGCGCTTTCGTGTTCCACATCGACGCTTCCGACGTCGAGCGCTGGCCGGAGCTTCAGGGCGTCCGCAAGCTGCGGCTCGTCGAGGACGGCAACGGGTTCGTCCACGTGTTCAAGGAAAACTACTAGGACTCCCGGGAGGGATCTCATGGCGCTCGAACGCTTCAGGAACATCCGCTTCTCCGCGCAGTCGCAGTCGCGCATCGACGCTTGCAACGAGGTGATCGATCGGTATCAGGCTGCGGGGCTGAAGCTCACCCTTCGCCAGTTGTATTACCAGTTGGTCACGCAGAACGTGATCACGAACGAAGAGAAGAGCTACAAGAACCTTGGTTCGTTGATCGCCGACGCGCGCATGGCCGGACTTGTCGACTGGAGCGCGATCGAAGATCGCGTCCGCCAGCCGCGAAAGCAGTCCGAGTGGACATCGATCCAGTCGCTCGTCCGCGGCGCCGTGCGCGCCTTCCGGCTCCCGCGCTGGGCGGGGCAGACCTACTACGCCGAGTTGTGGGTCGAGAAGGACGCGCTCGCCGGAGTGCTGGAGCCACTCGCGTCGCAGTTCCACGTGACGCTCATGGTCAACCGCGGCTACTCGTCGGCGTCGGCGATGTACGAGAGCGCGCGGCGCTTCGTCGAGAACTGCCGGGCCGAGAGCGGCTATGACGCCACCGCTGGCGTTGCGCAGTACGACGGCGACGAAGTCGACCTCGCCAAGCACCCCGTGCTCTTCTACCTTGGAGACCACGACCCCAGCGGTGAGGACATGGTGCGGGACGTGCGCGATCGGCTTTCCACCTTCGGGGTCAACGTGGACGTGGTCAAGGTCGCGCTGACCACGGCGCAGGTGAAGCAGTACCGTCCGCCGCCCAACCCGGCGAAGATGAGCGACAGCCGCGCGGCGGCCTACGTCGCGAAGCACGGCCACTCGTCGTGGGAAGTGGACGCGCTCCCCCCCGACGTGCTCGCCAAGATCGTGAGCGACTCTTTCGCTTCGATCCTCGACGTCAGGAAGATGCAGCGAGTCATCGCGCAGGAGAAGCTCGACACGGCTCGACTCGTGAAGGCGGCCGAAGCGCTGGGGGGCGAGTAGCCATGAAGCCGCGCGCCTTGATCGTTCTCCTTCCCCTCCTCGCGCTGGGCTGTAGCCCGATGTACGTGTGCGACGGATCCGAGACCTACTGTGTCGACGAGACGCCGGTCATCTTCGACAAGACGATCCCCGACGCCTACCGCGGCGACGCGCTGATCGAAGCGCGAATCGGCGCGCAGCTTGGCGCGTCGCTCGCCTACTGGCGCGTCGCGCACGCGCAGCTTTCCGGGTGGCGCATCGTCTACACCGCGGGGCTGATCACGTGCGCGGGCGATCCGGCCACGGGGTGCTTCTCGGCCGACGATCGCACGATCACGCTGACCTTCTACGCACCGCAGTTCGCGCCCGGGTGCGTCGAGGACTCCGCGCTTCCGCATGAGATCGGGCACTTCGTTTCCGACCATGAAGGTGCGGCGTGGTGCGACTTCTCCGGCCCGTGGGCCGAGATGCTCGCGCAGCCCGAGTGCGCGCCGCTGGCGCATGCGGAGCCGTACGCGAACCCCTTGTTTCTCTGGTACTCGATCCCCTGCCGTGCGACGTGGAGGACACCATGAGTCGCCTCCGCATGGCGTTCGTCGGCACGATCACGCTGGCCGGTGCCATCATCTTCGGCGACCTCGGGCTGGGCGGGGTCATGCTCGGCGCCGGGCTTGCTGGGCTCGGCGCGATGGCCGCATCGATGGACGACCGCCCGGAGACGCCGTGATCCCCACCGTCCCGCCCGCGTGCTCCGAGCCGTGCCCCGACGGATGCGACCTCGCGTGCGAGAGGAAGGCAACGTGGCACCCCGCGCCGGGTGCCGCGCTCATCCTCGGGAAGATGAGCGCGCACGGCGTGCGCTTCGTGGTCGACGCCACGGGCGGTGGCGTGCTCTTCGGTCAGGCGAAAGGAAAGTTCAACCAGAAGATCAACCGCCGCGTCGGATCGGTGCGGCCGTGGAGGGGCGAATGAAGCGGGTGGAGTGCGCGGAGAGGAAGGCAGCACTGGCCGAGCGCCGTGTCGTCCGCACGGCGCGGGCGTGGTTCGCCTCCTTCGGACGGAACTCGATCGAGGGTGAGATGGAACGCCTGAAGCGGAACAACCGCTTCCTCTTCGCCCTCGGGCTCGACCACGCCGCGGCGATCGTGCGGCGCCGGGAGATCAAGCGATGACGACGAACACGCCGAAGATCGGTCGGATCGTGCCCAAAGGGCGCATTCACGGCTGGCAGACGAGTCCGCGCACCGGAGAGTACGGGCCGCTCTGCCAAGGCGGTGATCTCCATTACGCCGGTATGAAGGCCAGCGTCGCGCCCGAGTTAGTTACGCAAGCCGCCGAGATCACCTGTGGCAAGTGCCTATCCACGATCCGCGCAGACGCGAAGCTGCCCGGATCGATGCAGGCAACGACGCTGCGTCAGCGCTTCGGCTACCTCACCGGGATCAGCGCGGGCGTGCCGATGTTCGTCGCCGAGGAGATCGATGCGGAGGTGAATCGACGCCGCGTCCTTGGCTACAAGGGCCACGCTGGAAAGCAGCCGGTCGTCGGCGATGTCGTGCGTGAAGTGCTGATCTCGTGGGCTCGCCACGTCCGAGCGGCGCGCGAGAAACGAACGGAGACACCATGAGCCCGACCGTGACCTCTCCTAGCTACAACGAGGCGGTTCGCGCCTGCGACGCGGCGCGCGATGCCACGGACGCGGCGCGGATCGAGTGGCAGCAAAAGTTCTACCGCTTCACCCGGCTGATCGGCATCTTCTACGCCCACCCGGCGTGGCTGCGGTACGGCCGCGCGATGGCCGCGTACGATCGCGCCTTCGATCGCTACCTCGCGGCCTACGCCGCGGAGGTGGCATCGTGGGCAGCCCTGAGCCCGGTCCCTAGCCCCTCGGCGAGCGCCCGGCCGCCAGTCTACTATGTCAATTAGGCATAGTCTACTTTCCCCAATGATTTCAAGCACTTACCCCATCTGTTAAGACGCATTAACGGAACCATGGTATGACCCCCCGCATGGCCGACCTCACCCGAGTCCCAGCACCCGATCCGCTCGCCGTTCTCACGCCTGACGAGGCGGCGCGCGTGCGCGCGGCCGTGAATGAAGCGTGGTCCCCGGAGACCCGGCGGGCCTACGGCTGGGGCTGGCGCGTGTGGTCGGGCTGGGCCGCGGAGCACGAGAAGATCGACTTCCCGGCCGACCCGGGCGCCGTGGCACTGTGGCTCACCGATCAGCCGACCGTCGCCACGGCGATGACCGTGATCGCGGCGATCCGCTGGCGCCACCACGCCGCCCGCGTGTTCTCCCCGACCGACGCCGAGGAGGTGAAGATGGCGTTGAAGGCGCTGCGCCGCACGAAGGGAACGGCGCCGCGGGGCAGGAAGGCGGCGGTGACGCTCGACGACCTCGCTCGGCTGCTCGATCAGGTCGACCGCGCGACGTGCATGGGGGCGCGCGACGCCGCGCTCCTCCTCGTCGGCTGGCACGCGGCGCTGCGGCGCTCCGAGCTTGTCGGTTTGAACTGGAACGACGTCGAGCCGTCGCCCGGCGGGATCACGCTGCGGATCCGCCGCTCGAAGACGGATCAGGAGGGCGCCGGGCAGGTTGTTGGCGTCGGTCCCGTGGAAGACTCCGCACTCTGCGCCATCCGCGCGCTCGAAGCGTGGCGGAAGGAGAGCCTGATCGGCCAGATCGGCGACGGGCCAATCTTCCGCGCCTGCGACGCGCACGGCGCCTTGCTGAACACCCGACTCTCGGCGAAGAGCGCGGCCGAAGTCGTGAAGCGCTGCGGCGCCGCCTCGGGGCTCGACCCCGCGCGGCTGGGCGGGCACTCTCTCCGCTCCGGCTTCGTGACCGAAGCGTACCGACGCGGCGCGAGCGACGCCGAGATCATGGGGACGACGCGGCATGAAAACTCGACGATGCTGAAGCGGTACAAGCGTGAGGCAGATCCCGTGGCGCAAGGGGCGTCGCGGCGAATGAACCGGAAACCAACGGAGGAAAAATGAAGCGGTGGATCGTGGTGGCGGAAGAGAACGACGGGAGCGAGGTGAAGCGGCAGGCAGTTGCGACCTGCACGTGCCCCGAGGACGCGGATCACTTCATCCTGACGTGCGTCGCGGACGACCTCTCGGCGTACGTGCTGGAGGTCGAGACCGACGAGTGGGTTCACCCGGCGTTTGGCGAGGTCGCCAGCGTCGAAGAGGACGGGGAGGAGGGGTAGATGAGCGCAGAGAAGCAGTACGAACGGCTAACGCAGCAGTTTCTAGCCGACATGGCGCGCGTGAAGGCCCCGGTCGCCGACTACTTGGCGGCGCTGAAGGCCGCACGGGAAGAACTGGACATGGTGATCGACGCCGCGACGAACGACGCGGCACGGGAGGAAGGGTAATGGCGCGAAAGCCCAAGATGACGTTGGCCGAGTGGATCGTCATCCGCGAGAAGATGAAGCGGAAGAATCTCGATCGGCAGCGAACCATCTACGCGGAGCGCAACGCCGGGGCCACGTTCGCGTCGCTCGTCGACAAGTACGAAGTGAGTTCGGCACGTATCGCGCAGTTGTACCACAAAGAACGCCGTCGTCTTGGGGAGGAAGGGTAGATGAGCCACTATAGCGACAACGAAGGAGCCGTTCGCGTAGACTTCTTCCGCGAGTCCGGGAAGTGGATCGCGACGGAGTCGATCGACATGACGGGGTTCTACTTCGGCCGCGTCGAAAGCGTGCAAGGCCGGAAGGAGAAGGCGCATCTTCTTCCTGCCGCGATCATCGAAGCGATCCGGTCCGACGAGACGATGCACGCCCGAGACGGATCGCTGCGTTACGCTGGGTCGTGGGCGGTGTGCCTCGATCCGTACCACGAGTTCTCCTACCCGCAGATGTTCAAGCTGCCCGAGAGGTGAGCCCCATGCCGATCTACGAGTTCCAGTGCAAGAAGTGCAACGGCGTGATCGAGGAGATCCGGTGCGTCACCGATCGCTCGCGCCCGGCCGAGTGCCCGGCGTGCTCGCCGCGGCTCGGCTACACCGTGTCAGCCGAGCCGATCATGTCGGCGCCCGCACCGCAGTTCCCGGGCGCCTCGGGGTGGCAGCGATGACCGCGCGCGAGAAGATCAAGGCTGCGCTCGCCGCGCTGGAGCGCGAAGCGCGGCTCGACACGGGCGGCGGGATGGGCAATCCGGAAGGCGCACTCGACGCCGTCGAAAAGGCGGTCGACGAGGCAATCGCGGAGGCCGTGGCGGCCACGCGGACGCGAAGCGTGGCGAGCTGGGAACGCGTCGAGGACAAGATCAGCGCGTTCCGAGATGTCGTCACCGCGCGAGTGACGGGGCAGGGGGCCTGCATGGCCGACCTGAGCCGCGCGCGGACCGCGATCCTCGACGCCGTGCGAGCGCTCCCTGACCGCCGAGAGCGCATCGCCGTGGCCGCGATGCAGGGGCTACTCGCGTCCGACCACGACTGGGATCACCCGGCGAGGGAGATCGCCACCGTCGCCGTCGATCAGGCCGACGCGCTGATCGCCAAGCTCGACGGGTCACCATGAGGTTCGTCGATCCCGCGCTGGCAGACAGCAACGCCAAGGCAGAGAACGCAGACGCGGTGGCACGCGTCGAGCGCGCGCGGGCACGAATGGAGATCGCAGAGCGGCAGGCACGCCGAGAGATCGCCACTCGGGTATTGCTCGTGCTCGTCGAGAGTCACGACAACGATCGCGCGTTCAACCGGACGCTCGCGGGGCGCGCCGTCGCCTACGCCGACGACCTGATCAAGACGCTCGTGGAGCGCAAGCCGTGATCTTCGACGCCCCCGCCCGCCCGCGCGCGTGCTGCAACTGCATCCACTTCCGGCGCCCTGCGATGGATCTCCCACAGGGCGCCGGGACGTGCGTCGGGCCGGGGGGCGTCGCGGTGCAGTCGCTACCGGATCACCGGGGCCGTGCGTGGATGGGACGGCTGACGCACCCCGATCACGTCGCGGAGTGCTTCGTCAGCGACGAACAAGGTCGACGGCGGTGAGCCGCGCTTTGACCGCCGCCGCGCACGACTTCGCGGGCGGCTCGGTGTAGTCCTTCTCGCAGATCGAGAGCCCGACGTGACACGCCTCCTCGGGGAGCGCGCCGTCGCGGGCGAACGGCGAGTAGACGATCCCGATCTGATGGTCGCCGCCCGTGTCCCCCCAGACCACTCGACCGTCAGGGATCACGTAGGGCGCGGCGTGGACCGCGATCGTCCCGCCCCACTGCCCCGTAACGGCGCACGACGCCTGCGCCCGTGCCGCAGCCATGACGTCCTGCCACCCGGCGGGCTCCGCGACGCCGTCGAGTAGCTCGACGCGCCACGAGCGCGGATGATGCGCGCAGGCCGTGAGCGCGAGCGCGGCCGAGATCGCGATTAAACCGGAGTGGGTCCGAGGCCGCACGGGGTCACCGCCGCCGGGCAGCGTGCGCCGCGACGATCAGCACAACGGCGCCGATCGCGCCGTACTTGATCAGCGGCCACTTCGAGGGGCGTGGGTCACCGTAGGGCGACCACGTGATCGGGTTGCCGCCCCCGAGTTGGATCTCGATCCGCGGCTTCAGGTAGTCGGCCGCGGTCTTCTGGCCCGGCGCCTTCGGCGGGGAGGGCTCGAACGGCCGCGGGATGAAGATGTCGGGGCCGTAGGCGGTCTGGATGCGGATCGACTTGACCTGCGCGTTGAGTGTGTCTTCGACGAGTCCGTCGAAGTCGAAGCTGTTGGGGTTGAAACCCTCGAAGACGGCGAGTCTCATAGCGTTCTCCTAAGCGTGATCCGCTGCCAGTAAAAAAGGCCCGCCCGAGAGCAATCTCGGGCGGGCCACGGTTCACGCCGGGAGGGGGCGCGAGAACGGAGTAGGAACCCCGTCGAAACCGATGGTGCCCGAGATGCCCGGCTACGTCAACTTTGCTGCGGCCTGCGCGCCGCGGTTGGACACGTCCGCGACGTAGTCCCCCTTGGCCGTGGTGAACTGCGCGGGCTTGCCCGCGACGAGCGACATGAGCACGTTCCCCTCCCCGGTGTTGTAGGCCGCGATGGCGGCCTCCCAGAGCGCCTTGCCGGTGAGCGGCCGGGGATCGGGGTACTTGCCCGGGGGCACGCCGCGCCGCTCAGCAGCCGCGGCCGAGAGCGTCACGTACTGCCCGTCGGTGAGCCCCTTGGCCGCACTCCGGCCCGTGAAGAACGCGAGCTTCGCCTTCAGGATCTTCGCGCCCTTCTTCACGTTGACGTAGGGGTTCGTCCAGTCGTTCGAGACGAGCCACGGCCCGAACGACCCGTCGTCGATCTGCATGAGGCCGTGGCCGTGACCGCTGTCCCCGGTGCCCGCCGGACCGCGAGGGCTCAGCGCGTCGCCCCAGAGCGACTCACGATCGCCGAGGGCGAAGATGAGGTAGGGATCCAGCGCCTCCTCGCGCGCAACCTGAAGCATCGTGTCCGAAAAGGAGCGAGCGCGCTCAGGCAGCGACGCCTTGAACGCGAGTTCCTTGCCAGCAGTCACGACCTTGCCAAAGAGATTCACGATTGACCTCCGCGCGAAGAACAACGTGGTGACACCGACCACGCCGAACAACGCGAGAAGCAGGTTGCGGCGAGAAGGAAGAGGCATAGAGATCCTCGAAGGGACCTACCGGCGGTGGGTCCGCTTCTTCTTGCAGCGGCCCTTGCGGGGGCCCGACTTCACGATGCCCTTGGGGCACTTGCGGTGCTTCGCCATTGTGCTTCTCCTTTTGCTATGCGGTGTCTAGAACACCGCGGTTGAGGATCGAGAAGTCTCGATCCAGTTGCTAGCAGGACCGCAGCATCGACGCGACGCGGCGATAGATGCGAGTGAACTCGGGCTGTGGATAGTCGCGAGCGATCGACGACATGAACGCGGCCAGCGACCGGCGCGTGTACGACATGCCGCCGATCCTGATCGTCTTGTCGGCACGGAGCAACTCCTGCGCTCCCCGCAGATCGTTGCGCGTGCCCGAACTCGGGCCGAAGGTCTTGACTGCCTTCTTGATCGACGCTGAGAGGTAGCGTCGATCTACGGCGCTCACCTTGCACGTCTTTCGCCTCGTCGCCATGGCTACCTCACCTTCCTGCGAGATGACGGAAAACAGACGGTCTTGAACTGACGCGTAACCTCGCGCAGCGCCCCGGCGAGCGGCCCATGAACTCGCGTAGCCTCCGTCGACTTGGGATACGTCCAGCGCACGGCCGCCTTCGTGGACGCGGCGAAGCGTGATCCGGTATAAATCCCGCTCTCCTGCGCCGCGACGAGAAGGTGTCCCATCGCCCACGCGCAGCGGGACGCGCGGCTGCCCTTCTTCCCCGGCGTGAGCGCAGCCTTCGCCGCCTTCAGCGCCGAGATCGCCGGGCCGCGGTTCCAGCGAAGATGCTCACGCAGCGCCGTGTCTCCGAAGTTCTTTCGTCGCTTTGCCATGTCATTTCTCCTTCTTGTACGCCGCGGGGTTACGGCAGAGGTGGTCGCGCGCGATCTGCTTCGCCGTCTTCTTCGAGAACTCCGGGTGCTCTCGGTGCTCGATCCGAGCGCCCTTCGCAAGCTGGCGAACGTTGATCTTGCCGCACCGGATCTTCCCGCGGTAGCCGTCGAGCGCGACGATCGGCTCTCCGTTCTTGATCGCGAGCCGCCGCAGCGGGGGACCGCGCGTGATCCCGGTCGTCTTCGAGACGGGCGCGGTGCGATAGGGCACCTTATCCCCCTTCATGAAGCACGTCGGCTTGGCCTCCCACCGCTTCGAGTCGAAGACGCAGACCGCTTCCTTCTTCTTGAAGGAAAGCTGTCGCGCCGCGGCGAGCGCTTCGGATTCCTTCTCGACGATCTCCGTCGTCCATGACGACTTCGCGGACTTCTCCGCGGAGCGGACGATGAAGGCGCCGTAGCCGCGCGCACCCCGACTGCCCAGCCGAGCGCCGCCGGAGCCGATCGCGCAGAGTTCCTCGACACGGCCCGACTCGTAGTCCTGCGCGACGCCGGGCGTCATCCGATCGACGGCGCGCTTCGCCGCGCCACAGTCGCCCTTGCGGGCGAGGTCAGCGGGAATCCCGTTGAAACGAGAATGACGCTTCATCCGTTCCTCCGATCGATCGACACCGCGGTCATTCCGACCTTGCAGCGCGTGCGCTTCGACCACTTCCCCCGCGGGCAGCAAACGAACACGCGTGCTCGGCCGGAGGCGACGGTGCGAACCGAACCGCGAGCGCAGACGCGCTTCCAGTTCTTCAACCGCTTGCGCCGATAGCCCTTGGGGAGTGGCATGGCTACCTCGTCAGGACGCACTTCAGCCCGAAGCGGTACTTCATCGACTTGAACATCCGCGCCTGCCACCCGCCACGTCCGGTAGCATGCCCGCGCTCGACGGTGGACTGCGCGCTCATGCGGTTGAACGTCAGCAGGGAGTCAAGCGCCGAGTGGCAGTTGTTCCAGCCGAGTTGCTTGCGGAACTCTTTGGCCCACCACCTCGCCGCCTTCCCGGCCTCACGCGCCTGAGCGCGGTGCGCCGCCGGAGGGCTGCCGAACGTCTTTCGCTTCGCACGCGCCATGGCTACCTCCGGCCCTTCGGCATGAAGAGGAGGACCGCGCCGATCCCGAGCGCAGCCGCGATGCCGATCACCTTCGGATCCTTGAAGTCGATCGACGGCATCTTGAACCCGCCGCCCGACGACCCCGCGGGCTTCGGCGGGAGCAGCCGCACGGGCTCCATCGGCTTGACCGCCGCGGCCTTCGTCGGCCGTCCGGACCACGCGATGCCGAGCGAGTCGGCGAAGTCGGCCCACCGCTCGTCGGCGGGGAGCGCCCACGACTTCTCGAACGCCGCGATGCCCGCGCGCGTCTTCGGCCCCAACTTGCCGTCGAGCGGGCCGGGATCGAAGCCGAGATCCTTCAGCCGCGACTGCGCTGCGGAGAGCGACCCCGAGCCGACCGTGATCAGATCCGCTTCGAGCACGCCGAATCCGGAGACCGGCGTCTGCGCCGCCTTCTTGCCGAGGAGGAACCCAGCGGCGAGCCCGACGCCTGCGCCGATCGGCCCGGCGACCGCGAAGCCAACCGCGGCCGGGCCGAGCGTCTTGACGAGCCCGCCGATCCCGCCGCTCGACTTCACGGGAGATCCCGCGCCGCCGGAGGCCGCCGCGACCTGCTGAAGCTCGTCGACCGTCGTGACCTCGCCGTCGTCGGTCGAGAACGGTGCATCGGTGGGGATGTAGTTGGACCCCGACGTCCCCGACTCGGACCCCGCGGAGATCGCCATCGTCTCGGCGAGCGTCGGATCCGCCGCCGCGGCGCTCGCGGCGCCACCGCTCGCCGCAGCCCCGGCGACGCCGAGCGCCGTGGTCCCGACCTCGAACGCGGTCGCCGCGCTCATCGATCCCGCCGCGCTGGCGATGAGCGGTGCGGCGTAGATCCCGCCGACGACCGCCGCGCCCGCCGCCGCGCCGACCGCGGAGATGTCACGCGCGTCGCGAACGAAGCTGCTCTTGTAGGCTCGGTTGACCTGCGTGTTGAGCCGCGCCATCGGCTTCGCCCCGGACTTCGCGAGGACGTGCGTGACCGCCTTGGACTGGAACGCAGCCGCCGCGACGATCGGGGCGACCGCGATCGTGCCAACGGCCTTCACGAACGCCTTGGGGCTCGACACCGACTTCTTCGCGAAGCCCTTGGCCTTCTTCACGCCCTTCTTGAGCTTCGAGCCGATTCCGTCGAAGGCGTCGTTCGCTTCCAGCGCTGCCATCGTGTTCAGGTCGTACATGGTCGTCTCCTGTTACTTTTTTACCGCAGGATAGAAGCCGGGGATAGGGGCAATGTCCGGGGCAAGCATGAACGCGGCACTCGATCTCCCTTACTTCGGACAGACTGCGGGCCACGTCTTGTCGACACCGACTCCATCGAAGCGCGCTACGCACGGTTTCGGCTGACACGCCGCCGATGGCGTAAACATCCGGGCGGAAAGCGTCGTTCCGATCGGAGCGGCGGTCACGCCGTCGGCCGCTTTGCACAGGCTGCTTAGCGCGCAAGCACAACGCGCGGAAGTGCCGAAGGTCGCGTCGTCGGCACGTGCGATGGCAACTTCGCACGTCGCATCCACAGGCGAAGGACGAAGCTCGACCTCGTTCCGAATGACGTCGAAGTTCTGAAGGATCAGTCGAGGGTCGAAGGTAGCAGTGTTTGCCGGTACAGCTTGGATCTCCAACACCCCGTATTGCTCTGTGGCGTCGAGCCACGACGTCGCTCCCGAGGGAAGCGCCATTCCCAACCGCTGTTGCACGGCGACCGACATGACCACGACCCCGGCGCGTACGGTCACACTGCCCGGAGCCGCAGATCCCAGCCCGGCGAACTTCACGCAGACCCGAGTCTTGGCCGCGTTGCGCGTGATCGTACGCGTTCCCGCTTGTACGGCTAGCGCGGTGGAGTAGAGCGTGTTCACCGCCCCGATTTCCTGATCGGTCGCGGCCGGAATGAACTGCGTCAGCATCGCGGCAAGAAGGAGCGAGTTCATATGAATTACCACGCCTGATCGCAAGTAGTGTTGAAGAGTCGGACGCTTCTGAATGCCAACGATTGTGAAAGCGCCCCGACCACATTGCCGAAGTCAGATCCCAGAAAGAGCGGGGACTGTGGAGGAGCGACGCCGACGTAGTTTCCCACAGCGCGGACCATACCACCCGCCCAGATCGACACCCGCGGAGTTGCAAGGCTAAGATCCAAGCCTAGCCGGTATTCGCGCGACGCACGGTCATATGGATCCCACGTAGCCGGAACAACGCCGTCAATCCAGCCGAGCGCGGTGGTACCCGTTTGCGTCAGGCGCCACGACGTAGCGTTCGCCGTACCCACCGACCACAATGTCTGCGACGGATATTGAGTCGTTGGGGCTACCGCGTAGGCAGTAACGGCTTTCACGCAGTTCGTCTTACCGGCAAATCCGGTAGTGATTCCAGCGAAGAGATCGGTGCTACGGCTCACGGCCGTTGTCGTCGTAACGATCCGGCTCATGCCCGGATAGATCGCACCGACGTAGCTATTAGCGGAGCGAACACAGATCGTCATGTTCGCGCCGTACGCGTGAACGTACATGCCGAGTCCGGGAGGATCGGGTAGCGTCGAAGTTGCCGTTGCCGCGACGGCGAGACGAACCGGCGTGGTTCCCACCGTTGCCGTCGCAACCACGGTATACGTCCCTCCCGCCCCGCTGGCGGTGCATACGCCGTCGTCCGATCGCCAGCAGTACGGAGTTCCCGTGTAAGTTTCCCCCCCGCTAATGGACGCGAGCAACTGAATCGTCGCCGTGCCAGTTCCCCCCGTAGGCGCGGCGACATCAATCGTCTGAAGAATACGATCCATGTAGTTGGTCGAAACGTCAGTGAAGATTCCCGCTGTGCCGGCGCCTGACGTGATTCGATGAAACCCCGCGGGGCAATTCGCCGCGTTCGCCAAATAGGTTGCTGTGCCGCTTGCAGCCCACCCGGCGGTCGGCGCATCGCCCGTGATGAACGTTTCACTTTGCTTGGCGAAGTTGGTGTTGGCGAGTTCCACCATGACACCACGTGTATCTTCCACGCGAATCTGGTTCGCCGCGGCCGTGCTCCACGTCTGCGTGGTCCAGTCGGTGACGTACGTAGCGACGGAGGATCGCGTCACGCTGATCGCTGCTGCGGGGGTACAAAGCGACGTGGTACCACTCGCGTAGGCGCCCGCCAGCAAGAACGGGCAGGACAGGATCGGAGACGCCCGAGTGTCCGGGTTAGGGATCAACGTACCGAGATTCCCCCGGATCAACTTGTCACCCGGCGCGGTGAGCGAAAGAGCGATCAGGCTGGCGACGAGGGCGTTCATGCGTGCTCCTAGCGAAGCTGAGTGACCATCGTGCACGCCGCCGTGACCTGTGCGGCCGTAGCAGCAATGCACTTGATCGTGATCGATGCGCCGGCGTCTAGTGACCACACAGAGTCGGCGGCGATCTTACGTCCGTGCGCCCCGGTCGCAAGCGGCGCGCCCCCGTCCACCGTGCAGTAGATCGGGTTGGGCCCGAGGTTCTGAAGCTCGATCGCCTTCCGGCTTGCAAGGTTCGTGATCGTCGTACCCCCCGCGGCGTTGGTGACGCAGACTTCGGCCGTGTCGCCCGCGCGGTTTGCGGAGGCGTTCATGCGCCACTCGGCGACCGCCGTCGAGCCGTTGCCCTGCGAAACCGTCATCTGCGCGGCGGCGGGAATAGCGGTGAAAACGGCGGCGGTGACGATGAGACACCCGATGATCTTCATAAAGTCCTCCTTGGTTACCTGATCTCGACGCGGCCCGCGCGAGCGTTACGCCACTCTTCCAGCGATCGCACCCGGCCATCAACTCCGATGAGCGCGCCTTCGTGCTTCGCCTGTTGCAGCGCGACCGGAGCGATCTGCTCCCGAGCGACCTGCGCTACGGCGTCCCGAGAGGCGGCTACGGCCGCGTCCGTCGCGATCTCCGTAACTTCCCGACGAAGCTGCTCGTTCCACTTCTCGTCGACCACGCGGGCCGCTTCGGCCCGGGTAACCGCGAGAGCCGTCGAAGCGGCAAGGAGGACGGCGACCACGAAGAGCGCAAGCGTGTACGTGCCGCGCCACACCTTCGGGATCCATTGAGGGTCGAGGTTCACATGCGCTCCTATCGATCCTGCTTCGGGCAGCGATCGAGATACGTCTGAAGCCGCCGAACGTCGTCGGCGGTAAGACAGGTCATTCCGCCGTCGCGCGCGGGAACGATCCGCACGGTCTTCTGCGTCGTCGTCACGGATGCCGGGAGTGGCGCGCCGGCCTCCTCCAGTGCGGGGGAGACGACCGGAACCGGAACGCAGGCAAAGACGGCACCAAGGAGGGAAGCGATGGTGAATCGAAGCATGATCTTCCTCCTATCGACTATCGAAACAACTTGTAGAGCAGGTTGACGCCGAACTCGGCGACGTGCGCGCAGCGATCACAGAGCGGGATCGAGATCGGTCCGACACGTGCAGTCACGGTCGAGGCGACTTTCCGATGGCACGTCCCGCACTCGATCATCTTCTTACCGCTTCCCCGAGCACTTGCAGCCCGCCGCGGAACCGGATGGACGCGGAGAACCAGCGGACGTGCCGACGTGGAACCCGATGGGGCGCCGCGCGGTGCCGTCGAATCCGGCGCCACCTCCTGAAACTCCACGTCGATCGGCTCCTGCCCGCTGCTCACGGAGCCGCTTGGCGAAGGCGTCGAAGAAGCCGCTTCCGTTTGAACCGGAGTTGCCATTCACGATGATCTCCTCAGACCTTTCGAGTGAGTGCCGAGAGCGCCGCGCGCACCGCGGCCTTTCTCGTACCCCCAACGGCCCACGCACACCCCGACTTGCGCCGCTTACGCCCCACGATGCACGCCTCGGCCGTGATCTTCTCCCCGGCTCGCGTCAGCATCTTCACCGTGATCGTCATGGCGGCCATTACCGAAGCTCCTTCTTCTTGCCGAGAGCGATCAGGGCCTTCTTCGTCGCGGCGGTGGGGGTCTTGCCGAACACGCTGTCGGCGCACCCGCGCTGGCGGTGGGCGCCGAGCGAGTCGAGCCGGGTGCGATCACCAGACTTCTCGTGGTGCGCGAGGCACGCCCACGCCCAATATCCCCCGCCGTAGCTGTTGCTCGTCGGGGAGTTCCCGCGCTGAACGTAGACCTTGACGCCGAGCTTTCGCACCTTCGCCGAGCCCCCCGGCCCCATCGCGCTGCGCCGGTTGGCCCGCGCGATCTTCGAGGAACGCTTCCTGATCGAGATGTAGCCGAAACGCTTTGCCATGTGATCCTCCTACTTCTTTTCCTGTCGAGTTGCGCGATGGACTGCGTACATCTTGGGCATGAGCCACACGAGCGCCGCCAGTCCGATGATCCACGGGCTGATGGAGACGCCCACGGTAGGCTTGTCGTCGTCCGTCTCCGCAGCGCCAAACGCCGCCAACGTCATTCGATCTTCGCGCGTGATCATCTTCGTTCTCCTACTTCTTGAACTTGCTCAGTGCCACGACCGCCGCGATTCCGAGCCCCGCGATGGCGACTATCTTCAGGGTGCCCGTCAGGTCGGGCCACGGCGACTGCGGCGGCTTCTCACCCGCGTCCACGCCGGGACCGGCCATCCGCGTCCCCGCCTGCTTCGCCTTCGCCTCCCACGTGGGAAGCTGCCGGTTCGCGATGTCGACAAGCTGGTTGTAGTTTGAACCAGACATGCGCGACGTGTACGACCCCGACATGCGCTTGTAGTAGTCGAGCCAGTTCGTCACGAACGTATGCCACTCGTTGCGAAACGAACCCGTCTTCGTGCCTTCGCTCGCCTGAATCTGCGCGTCGAGCCGCGTGATGTCCGCGTTCGTCTGGTTCAGCGCGGACGTGAACGCTTCCGGCGTGACGAAGGACGCGTCGGGCACGTAGCCGAAGTTGCCGAACGTGCGGTGGCGCACGCGCAGTTCGTCCGTGTCGAAGGCGAGTCTCTCGGCGTAGTTCTGCATGGCGGCTCCTACTTACGTACCGGAATACGTGCGAGCGCCGCTCCGAGGTTCGTCAGCGCTTTCCCCGCGGCCTTCGTAGGCGTAGCCCCCGTGGTGAACTGGCCGCAGTGCTCTGCCTTCCACGAGGGCGCACCGTGCACCTTGGTGCGTGAAGACGTACAGGCGAGGGCCGTGTAGATTCCCTGTGACGTGCGTCCCAGCTTGACGGTTACGCCAAGCGTGCGATTTGCCGTGCCCCGTACCGACGCGCGGCTCACTTTGTACGTGTCACGTGCCACTTCTCCGAATCCACGCCGCTTCTTTCGTGCCATGATCGTCTCCTAGATCCTGCCGTAGCGCACCGCGACGCACCAATCGTCGACCGCGAGCGTCGCGTCAGGCGAGGTAATCGTCACCCCGCCAAGGTTGAGGTCGAGCCGGTCCAACTCGGCCGGGATCGATGTGACGAGCCCGGGGATGATCGCGCCGAGCGCGGGCGCGGCCCATGCCACGTCCGTCGAGTAGTTCCCCTGCCCCATCTCGTCGGACGTCGTGTCGGTGCGGAAGAAGAGGCGCGCGCCGTAGATGGTACCGGGCACGATGCCGCCCGCCTTGCCCGCGGTCGGGAGGAAGAGAAGCGTCCGCGTCGGCTCGACGTGGATCGAGGGCGTGCCGTTCTGGTTCGAGCCCGCGGACGACCCCGTCGCGTACTCCCACGGGAACTTCGACGGCCAGTTGCGCTTGAGCACGGGGAGCGGGCTCGCGTCAGCCTCGACCTTCAAGATGACACGCCAGTAGGGAATCTCGGGCCGCGCCGACGGGATCGAGAAGCGCACGTCCTTCTGGAGCGCGACCTTCAGCATGACGATTCCGCCCCCGGCCCAGCCGAAGGGGAGCCCGTACTCGAACGAATCGAACTCGCCGGGGTAGATCGCCTCGCCGGGTCGCAGGATGAACGTCCCCGTCGCCGCATGGCCGAAGAAGGTGATCGCGACGGGCGCCATCGACGTCGCCTCATTCACGATTCCGTAGCCGCGACCCGCCGACCACTTCTTCGCGGTCGTCTGAACGACCTGATTCCCCGGGGGCTGCGGAAGGTAGTAGCCCCCCGTGACGGGTTCGATGTACCGCTGGATCGCGTAGTTCTCGACGATCTGTGCGACGAGGTTGCTCATGTCATTCTCCTAGGCGATCGTCCGGTAGCCGAGCATCCCGAGGTAGACACGGAAGGCGTCGCCCGCCGCGACAGCGGACCCCGACAGCGCAGTCTTGATGTAGCCCTTCGAGGGCAGGTTGAAGTTCATCGTCCACGACTGCCGCGCCATGTCGAAGAGCGTCGAGAGCGGAGTCGGAACGCGCGTGATCTTCGTGCCGTCGTGGAGTTCGAGATCGCCGAGCACGGTCGTCATGCGACGATGCTGATACATGAACTCGTCGAGTCCGAGCCGCCCGATCATGCGCTCGACAAGGATCGGCTCGTTGTGCTCGTTGTAGAACTTCCCGACTGGCACATCCTCCGCGATGGCCGCCGCCGCGGGCGTGATCCGCGACGACTCCCAGCCATAGAGCACGGGGACGCGAATCGTCGCAGGGCGGTCGACGGGGGAGCACCGGGCGAAGAGGTACGGCTGAATCCCCGCGGAGGGCGCGACGCGGCAGCGGAGCTTGAAGTCGATTCGGTCTCCGGGAGCGAGGTAGACCGGCTGATCGAACACCGTGAGCGCCGAGGAGAACTCCCCGCCGTGCGGATCCCACGTGGTCGCAGGGACGGGAACCCAGCCGTTCGTGACCTCCGTGGAGCCGAAACGGATCGCCCACTCGGGTCGCGGGTTCGTCGTGTCGTCGTAATGATCGAGCGACTGAGACGAGACGCCGACAGCCTGCTCACTCGCGCCCCCCGCACCGCGCGCGATGGCGCCGACGCCGATCGCGTGGACACGGAGCCACCCCGGCGTCGTGTTTCTGAACACGCGCTCCTCGGGGGTCATCACCTGATCCGCCGCAGGCGTGGCGAACCGCGCCGACTGCATGATGTACGGGTGAGCCATTACAGCACCTCGGGGCGCGTGCCGAAGAGCGCCAGCAAGAAGTCCACATCCGTTGCGACGAGGGCGCGGAGCGTTGCGCGAACGCGGGTATTCGGCGAGAGCGTGAACGGATGGACGTAGCTGTGACGTCGGGCGAAGAGCGCCGCCTGCTCGACCACGTCGTCGCTATTCAGCAAGTCGCCGTTGGGCCAGCGAAGCTGAAGCCGTGGCGCGGAGATCGCGCCGACCGCGCCGATCGAGTCGACGATGGCGTAGGCGGCGGTCGCCGTGATCGACGCGGTGATCATGCGATCCACCGCGAGATCGATCGAGAGCGGGTTCCGAAGCTCCTGATCACTGGAGTCGACGGAGAGGGGAAGCGCGCGGCCCGCGGAGCGCATCGCAATCCTCCCCGACGTCCAGAAGGGGATGCGCTGCACCGTCGGCTTGTGGATTCCCTCGGGCAGCGTCTTGCCGATCAGCGTCACCGCGATGGTCTGCGCGGCCGTCGCCACGCCCGTTACCGTCGAGGGCGGGTTCCGACGAACGCGCCCGGAGAACCCAACGCCGGGAGCGAGTCGGATCGGCTGGGGGAATGTGATCACGCGAGTCGTACGCTCCGTGTGCACGCTCGCGTTCCCAGCAGCGGGTTCGATCGACGTGGAGAACGGCGCGTCGTCCACGTCATTCCATGCGGCAAGCACGGGAAAGGGCACAAACCCGTCGGTCATCTTGTAGCGATGAACCGAAAGGTCGACGTCCACGGCGGCGCCGAACTGGCCGAGGACCGGATACGTCGGGCCTGCGGCCTGCGGCGTGCCATGGACGGTCACGATCATCGTCGTGATCTCGATCGGCACGCGCAGCGTGTTCTGGATCTTTGTGGAGTCGAGCGAGACCGGAACCGTCCCCACGCCACCCGAAGGGATCGTGGCCGTCGTGCGAAGCACGATGGGGGTCGGAACCATGTTCATGTTGATCGGCGTCGACATCGTGGACTCCTACGAAAGCGCTTCTTCGCGCCAGCCGAGGAAGGACAGGTGGAGGGAGTGCTGATACGTGAGCGGCGTGCCCCCCGGCCACGTCGGCGCGAGCCCGGAGTCGGGCGCGGAGGTGTAGAACTTCACGGCCGCCTTGTAGAAGTCGCCGGGAGGAAGGAGGTGCGGAACCTCGATCGCGCCAGCGACCGCGAACACGTCCCAGATCGGCTGGTAGTCGTTGATGATCGGCCAGTTCCGCGACGTGTGCAGTTTCAACCGCAGGAGGCCCATCGTCTGCGCCACCCCGGCGCCGTTGCCCTCGTTGGTTCTCCCGTCACTGAAGAGCAGCGCCGAGGCCAGCGGGGTCGCCGTGGTCCCCGAGCAGAGCGAGGCGTGCCGCGCGAGGATCCGGGTGATGTGCAACGTCTTGCCGAGCGTGTTCGCCAGCGCACGCTCATCGGAGATGTCGGTGTCCGCAACGATCTTCGACTCCTTCGAGCGCCACGCGAGCACGTAGGGCACCGCAGTCGTCGGCGTGCGATCGTCGGCGAACTTGCCGAGGATGGCGATGCGCCCGATGATCGGGAAGTTCACCGTGCCGGGATGGGAGAACTTCGCCGTGATCGCGCACCGTGGAGGCAGGACGAGCGGACGCTCCAGCCGCCACACGTACTGCGTGGCAAGCTCGACGCCCGCGGCGACGTAGCCCTGCGCGGAGAAGTTGTCGAGGCGGCCGAGGTTCCAGAGCGGCACGGGCTCGGACATCACCGGCTTCCCGCCGATCGTGATCGCCGCGCGAAGGATGCCGCCAAGGTTCGAGAAGGTCGACGAGGTGTTGGGCGCGTCCGCGGTGAACCGGATCTCCCGGACCTCGATCGCGCGACCCGAGTTGTTCGAGATCGTGCCGGTGGGAACTTCGGCCTCCGTGCCCGGATCGATCGTCGCGTCGCCGTACAGGCACGCGGGGGGCGCGTAGAGATCGGTGGGCTGCTTCTCGGGAGCCGCGGGCCGGTTGGTCGGCCGCATGGGAACCTGACGCGGCGGAACACCCATGACGCGGGCCACGGTACCCGTACTCTTCGGCGCCCAACGCGACGTGACGCGAACGATCTTCTTCATGTGACTCCTCCAAGCGCCGCGAGCTACTTGGGACTGCTGTTGATGGGGCGGCCGAGGGAGCGGTGGAGGCGGGTTTGATCCCGCAGTCCACCGCTCGACGACTACCTCATCGGGCTACCGGACCTCGCGAGCGACGTTCGCGAAGAGAACGCACCAGAAGAGGACCGGCTGCCCGACCGTGTCGCTCGTGTTGAAGTCGAGCGTCGCCGTCGGGCTGAACTTCGCGACCGGCGTGTCGTTCTTGCCGATCCCGATGCCGACCTTCAGCTTGCGCCCGCCGCCGAAGCCGATCTGGGAGTACCCGACGGTCGTCGCGTTCGCGGTCGTGCTGGGACCGGAGTGCGCGGCGGTGCCGAGGTTCGGGTACAGGAAGAGCGGCCCCATGCTCTTCCGCTTCCGGGTGATCGTCAGCTCGAACCAGACCTTCGAGGTCAGGTCGTTCACCTCGAACGGCGTGGCGCCGTAGGCCGAGTAGAGGCCGGTCGCCCGGACGATGGACGCCTGATCGACGGTCACGCCGATCGCGCGGATCGAAGCGTCACCCTGCGCCTGCCCGAGCTGTCCGGCCTGCTCCATGGAGGTGTGAAGCTCGGTCTGGGCGCCCTTGTAGTGCGTCGGCCACGTCGTGTCGACGATGGTCGCGCCCTTCGAGGTCACCATCGTCTGCCCGATCGGCACGGTGAAGAGCGAGAGGGCGTTGGCGGCGCCGTCGGCGAAGACGCCAGCGGAGTAAATGTGATCGTCGACCGCGTCCATGAGGCCGGGCGCGGAGGTGGGGGAGTGCGGCGAACGGGGAACCATGAACTTCATTTGCTGTCTCCTTTGTTGCGTTGCGCTGTTGCGCGCGGTTGCTGCGGTGATCGACGTTGCGGGCTAGCTCAGCGAGCTAGAACGCCTCGTCGGAGTCGTAGATCGCGTTGAGGCCGTTGAGCGCCGGGGAGGAGTCCTCGACGAGGACGCCGTACGGCTGCTCCACGATCTCGCCGAGACCGGGGACGGTGACGTAGTCGCCGAAGTACGCCGGGAACTGGCGCTTCAGCAGATCCCAGCCGACCGGGACGAGGCCCGCGACCATGGCGCCGTAGAGCACGCCCTTGGCCTTCGCCATGTTCTTCTTCTTGAGGAAAATGTACCCGCCGATCCCGGCGAGGATCGTCGAGACGGGGCCGATGTTGGCCGAGATGAAGCCGGGGAGCTTGTCACCGATCCCGGCCTTCTCGATCCCCATCTTCACGACCGCGCCGCCAGCCATGCCGACGCCCGCGCCCATGAGCAGGTCGTTCATGCGAACGGACTGGCCGAGGGGGTTGAGATCCTTGACGACGCTTCCGATGTTGCCGAGCCCGGGGATCGTGAGGTAGTCCCCGAAGCCACGGCGCCTGCGACGGCGGTGAGCCATGTGCTTCTCCTTCTGGGGCGACACGCCCCGGTGGTCGCGGCGCCGCGAGCTACCGCGCGAGTTTGAACTGGAACGCCGAGCGCCAGTACCGGCGCCGGGAACGGTGTAGCCCTCGAAGATCGCGAGCCGCACGGTGAACTCCTACTTCCGCTTGCGGAGGAGCATGAACGCGCCGAGGCCGAGACCGGCGAGGGCGACGTACATGAGGATCGTGCCGGTGTCGTCTTCCTTCGGCTGGACGAACGAGGGGTCCATCGGGTTCGTCCGCAGCCCGGTGCCCGCCTTGCCACCCCCGGTGAGCGCCTTCGTGGCGTCGGCCGCGGCGCCCGCGGTGTCCCCCTTCGCCCACTTGCCGACGATCGTGTGCCCGGGGACGACGGCCGCGAGACCCGACTTCACGGAGTCGAGCCAGCCGCCGAAGCTCTCGTTGTACTGGTAGACGCTCTGTGGCGAGAACATGGGTCCTCCTACCGGCCGCGCTTCAGCTTCGAGCGCATGCACGCCTTGTGCGCCGTCTTCTTCTTGCCCTTGCACGCCCGAGCCGCCGCCGCGAACCGCTTCTGATGGTGGGTCATGCCGATCTCCTTAGAAGTGCTTGCGGATGCAGGCGCCGCGGGTCTTCGTGCCGACCTTGCCGACGCCCGCGCAGGCACGAGCCGCACGGGCGAGCGCCTTCTGCGCCTTCGTCTTCGGCGAGCACTTGTGCGCGGTGAACGACCGGCGACCGATCTTCACGCGGATGGAACGCTTCGCTCCGGCTCTCTTGCAGTTCTTCGCCATGATCAGCTCCTCTTCGATCCGCGAGTCGCGGCTCGGTACAGCATGAACGCGCCGATCACGGCGCCGAGAACGATGGGATGCGTCGCGTAGAACACCGCGATCTCGACCTTCGTGGCCTCGCGCGCGGTGACGTTGCCCCCCGCGGGCATGAACTGCCAGCCGCGATTCACGTCCCAGAAGACGCCGCCCGAGACGGGCGCGACGGTACGTGCGAGGAGCGGAACGGCCACGAGCTAGTACCTCTTCGACGCACGCCGGGTGCGGCGCGATTTGCGGTTGGACTTCGAGTAGCCTGCGAATCCGGCGAACGCGCCCGACCGCTTCGAGATCGACGAGGCGATCTTGCGGAGCGCGCCGCCGATCGCCTTCCGCGGATTCTTGCCCGACACGCACGCCGACGACTTCCATGCGGGGCCGCTCCGACGGTTCAAGCTCTGGTTGACGAAGGCGCACGCGCGGAACGCGCCCGACGCGGTCACGTTGGGGATGATCCTGACACGCACGTCGATCATCCTGATCCGGCCCGTCGTGTCTGTCCGTCTGACCTTCGCCATTCTCTCGCTCCTATTCCGGGGGCCAGTAGGTCATCACGCGGCCCTTCGGCGGCTCCCAGCCGACGGAGGCCGACGCAACGGTCGTGTCGAGGCCGTGCCCGCCGTAGCTCTTGGGCCACGGCCCGTTCTTCGGCACGGCGGCGACGCAGTAGACGTGGGTGTAGTTGCGGGATCCGGCTTTGCCGTACGCGCGAGCGCCGACCTTGAAGCCGATCGACGCGGCGAGCGCGCCGACGAGGATGTTGTGCTCGTCGCAGTCGCCAGCGCAGGCGCCATCCTCGCACTCTTCGAGGATCTTCTTCGCGCCCTGATACCAGTCGACGCTGCGGGGGTCGCTGACGTAGCGGAGCCCCTTCTCCAGCCCCGGGATGCGCGGGTCGCCTTCCTTCACCGCGCGGAAGATGGCTTCGAGTTCGCAGAGGTCGTCGCGAGCGGAGCAGTCCGACGTGATCTGACGCGCGGCCTTGACGACCTTCGGGTCGATCGCGCCCTTCGCGATCAACTCACCGATGATGGTCAACGCTGCCCGTTGGTCTGGGACGTCCGCAAATCGAAACGGCACTCGACCCCTCGACAGGGAGAGCGCCTCGCCGAGTCAATGCTTGCCACGAAGGAGTGGTCGGCGTCAAGCGCGCTTTGTCGTCGCACCGATCTCCCCGTCCATCGCCCATGAAAAAGGCACCCCCGAGGTTCGCTCGGGGGTGCCACGGGGGGACGGGAGGAGTGCTCGGAGAGAACTCCAACGTCGTGATTCTTCTATCCCGGTTCCTCGTCGGACGCAAGTCCCGCGGCCTTCGCGAGCGGGGCAAGCTGCGTGAGCAGCGCCGCCGCGTACTGCTGGTTCGCGGGGTCGTTCGCCCACTCGTTGCCGAGCCGCGACTGGAACATGGTGATGATGTTGCCTCCCGCGGACTCGATCGCGGCCTGCGTCTCCTCGTCGCTCTGCATGGCGGCGATGATCGCCCCAGCGAGACCGTTGATGTCGGGGTCGCGCTGCGCGATCCGCATGACGATCTGATCGAGCACGGACACCTCGTTCCCCGCAGCCGCGGGCGGCTGCGCTCCGCTGAACGGCTGCTGCGGCGTCGCCGGAGCGGCTGGGCGCGGAGGCAGCGCAGGCGCCGCAGGCGGCTGCGTCATGCCGACGGCAACGCGCTCTCCCATCGCCGAGAAGAACGCCTTGGCGATCCCGCTCCATCCCTCCTCTTCCTGCGGCTTCGCGCCGAGACCCATCTCGATCGCGCTCGTCATCGTCTGGAGCATCGTGCGCGTCATCGTCGCCGACGCCTCGGACATGGCCGCCATGACCTTCGCGACCTCGGCGCCCTGATTGGCGACGCGCTCCATGAGCGTGTCCTGCCGCTTCTGCGCCTCCGCAGCGCGCGCCTCCTCACGCTGCTGATCCTCGCGACGGCGCGACTCCTCGCGCTCGATCCGCGCCTGCTCTGCGCGGACGCGCTCGACCTCGGCCGCGGAGCGCGACGTGAGGAGCGGCGCGACGAGCGGCGTGATCGCCGCGACGATCGTGGTGATCGTCTGCGTGATGTCGGTCGTCGGAGCCTTCTGCGACGCGACCGTCTTGACGAGGTCACGAAGCTCGGCGAGGTGCGCGTCGCTTCGGCGCTGCGCCTCCTGCGACTCCCGCCGGATCGCCTCGATCTCGGCCTTGCGGCGGTCCTCGGCGAGCCGCTCGCGCTCCGCGGCAAGCTGCGCGCGGGCGTAGTCGACGTCGGCGCCGGGACGGTTGGGGTCGAAAGAGGGAACGGGAGGAACCCCGTTGGTTTGTCTTGGCGAGACGCTTCCCGAGGGGGCGCCTCCCGTTCCCATGCTGTTGGGGGTGGGGTACACGAGAGCCTTCGGCCCCATCCACCCGGGCGAGTCCACCGTCGCCCAATTGATCTTGTCGGAAGCGATCGGGGCGCCCGCGAGCGCGGGGAGCCGGATCATCGCGGTCGTGCGGCCCACCTTCCGATCCACGGAGTGCGTGAGGTAGAGCAGGTAGCTCCCGCTCGAACCCGTGCCGCCCATGAGCGGCGGGATCCACGAGTCGGCGTTGGCGATCTGCTCGACCGTGGCCGCGTCGAAGGTTGCGAGCGACTCGATCCGCCCGTTCGGCGAGTCCTGCCGCGCGATCTTCACGCGCCAGTCGTCGCCATCCTGCTGGGCGCGCGCGGCGAGCGCACCCATGATCTCGTCGTTGGTCCTGCCGGTCACGTCGTTCATGGCATCTCCCTACTGCGGGGTTCCCGTGGGCTTGCTGGCGGCGGCCTGCTCACCGTCCGTGCCGTCGGACAGCATCACCGCGGCTTGCGTGCGGAGCGCCTCGGCGATCATGTTCACGGAGCACACGTTGGCCGGGTGGAAGAAGGCGCACGTGGGACCGAGGCACGGAACGGTCGCGATCTGCTGCGGAACTCCGGGCGCGACGAGCGCGGAAGGCGGCTGGATCACGGCCATGGTGAGCAGCGGGCAGACGGGAGGCTTGCGCGAAGCGGTAGGCTGCATGGTGTTCTCCTAGTCCAGCGAGGGATCGGTGATGAGGCCGGTTGCCCGGCCGAGAAGGAAGTTCATCCCGGTCGTGTAGAACGGGAACGCGAGGATCGCGGGCCACGGCAGGACGTTGCAGTTGAACGCGGCGAGCCCCATCGCGAGGCCGATCCAGAAGCCGAAGCACGCGGGGCACTCCAGCAACGTGACGAACGTCTGCGCCCAGAAGCCGCCGACGTCCCAGAGCGCGAGGCGCACGGGGCGCGAGATCCGAGAGTGGCCCACGATGTACGCGAGCCCGAAGGCGGCGACGGTGTAGACGATCCACCCGATGAGAAGTCCAACGTCGGTGCGCAGAAGCGAGATCATTCGTGGTCCTCCAGTGACAGGTCAGACTCAGCCTTCGCGATCCATGCCATGACCTGCTCGAACGACATGGTCCCTTCCTTCACGGCTGCTTTGTCCCCGATGCGGAAGATCCACGTTGGCGTTGCGCGGATCTTCACGCCGACGCGTGCCGCCGGGGCGCCGTTGACGTTCAGTTTCAACGCCATGATCAGCGGGTGAGCGCGAGCGACTTCGTCGAAGACGGGTTCCGACTCTTCGCAGGCGCCGCACCCGGGCTGGAATAGGAATAGCAGTCGGCGAGCGCGTAGATCGAGCGTCACGGCGCTGCTCCTTGCGCCCAGCACGTAGCGCCGAAGACCATGCCGAGGACGAACGCGGTGATCGGGGTCCACTTCGAATGGCGCTCGCCGCGAAGCCGCGTGGCACCGTCGCAGGCGAGTATGACGGCCGCGGCGACGATCAGCGGTATCGGCCGCATCGTGCGCCACGGATACCAGAAGTGCATCCCGAGCACGCCCCAGCCCCACGGCCAGATCGCCCAGAGTCGTGCGTCGGCGCGGGCCGCGCCGCTGATAGGCCGGTCTCCGCGGAGGAGCGCGATGGCTTCGACGACGAGCGCGATCCCGAAGATGACGAGCAGGCTGATCTCGACCCAATCCATCGTGTCTCCTACTTGAAGAGGGACTCGACCTTCGACATGACGACGATCCGCGCGAGCGGCCCGTAGGCGCGCTTCAACTCCTTCGCGATCCCGGTGAGCCCGAGGAGAAGCGTCATCCCCGCGCCCTTCACGTCGGACGCGTCCATGAGATCCGCGGCGGCGCGGAGCCGCGCCGCAGCATCGCGCCGCTGCGCTTCCGAGAGGATCTCGCTCACGGCGTCGCCATACGCTTTCCCGCTTCCGCGGTGCACGCGATCAGGAACTCCGAAGTCACCGAGGAGCACACGTTGGCGTTCATGAGCGCCCGCGCGGCGCGAGTCGCCCAGCCCTTTCGTCCCGCGCGGACGTGCCCCGCTACGATCTCGTACGCACGCGCCATGGACTCGCGCGACTCCGCTTCGCGCTGCTTGCTCGCGGCCTTCGAGTCCCACACGAACGTCTTTCCGGTCTTCGCGTTCGTCAGCTTCACTCGCGCCATCTAGAACCTCCACCGCAGGCCCGCGCCCGCATCCCATGATCGATCGGTCAGCACGCCCGCTTCGGCGTACGCGCTCCACTTCTTCGAGAACCGCCACGTCGCTTCGAGCGCGGCGCGGCCCAGCACGTCGTTCGTTCCCAGCTTCCCCACGGCGTCGAGGTGAAGGTCGAGGTACTTGGACCCGACGGGCTCACGCTCGGCGGCCGACAGCCCGGACTCCACGCGCTCGTGCGGCGCGTCGAGCCGGGCGGCTAAGGGTTTGCCGGAAGCCCCGCGGGATCCGTGGAGGACACCGTCGGGTCGATCGGCGGAATCCCCCCGCGGAACTTCGTGGACTCGATCGCCGCTTCGAGGTGCGAGCCGATGAACGAGTCGACGAGGCCCGGGGCAACGCCGAGGACGGAGACGATCTCCGCGAGGCCCTTCGCGCCGAGGTGCGCCTTGACCTTCGCGATGGCGTGGGCGCGAATGATCGCCTTCTCGTCGTCGGTGATCTTGCCGTCCTTCGCGGCGTTGATCATGTCGGCCTTCATGGTGCCGTTCAGGTCGAGCACGACGGTCTGGACGGTGGAGACGAGGCGCGCGAGCACGCCCGCGAGGACCGCGTTCTTCGTCTTCACGTTGATCAGGTCGATCAGCTTCTTCCCGCCGAAGGTGATCAGCGCGGCGAGGACGGTGAACGCGGCGGGAACGACGATCTGGAGGAACATTGCCTGAATCTCGGGGCCCATGGTGGATCTCCTTAGAGTTTGAACTGGACTACTTGAAGCCTTGCGCGGCGCGGAGGATCTTGTCGTAGGCCGCGCTCGACTCGCGCTGCGCGCGGCGGTCCTTCGGGGTGAAGAAGCTGCGCTCCTGCGGGCATCCGCCGTAGGGCGGGGTCACGGAGAGTTCACGGTCCTCTTCCGTCCACGCAGCGCACACGCCAAGCTCACCGAGGGCGTGCTCGACGTCGTGATCGATCTCGCGAACGTCGAGCGGAAGCTCGGTGCTCTCGGCGCCGAGGATCTCCGCGCGCATCTTGTTCAGGATGTCGCCGCCTTCGCGATTCGACGGATCGCTGAACTTCTTTTTGACTGTCAGCCAGTCCTGATTGCGGAAGTGCGCGCAGAGGTGACACAGCGTCGACTGATCGAGCGCCATCTCGTACGCCGTCGTCTCCTGCCCGATCCGCGTGAGCTTCTCGGCGACGACCTTGCGTCCCTCGACGGCCTGATTGCCCAGCGCGATCGACACGGGAGCCATCACGACGTGCGTGGCCTTCTCCTCTTCGGGCTCCGCATGCTGACCGCGCTCGTCCACGCCGCCGCGGTGGATCTCGATCTTCTCATCGGCGATCTGCATCGGGTTCCTCCCATGCCGGATTCGAGGCGAGGGTGTCGGGATTCGCACGGTGAGCCGCGGGGACGAAGCTCACCGGGTCGCGCTCGAACTCGGCGTACGTGCGGCGCACGATCTCGCGCATCCACCCGAAGGCGGCCATTCGCGCCTCGAAAAGCGCGCGCTTGACCGCCCAGAACTGATCACGGTCCTGAGCGACGGGGGCGACCAGCTTCAGCAGGTTCCTGACGTGCGCCGCAGGGGGTAGGCCAAGCTCGGCCGCTTGCTCGATCAGCCAGTCCCACTCGGGAGCGGTCATGTCGAGGCGCACTTGACGTGCTGCATAGCGAGGCGGTGCCATGCAACGTAACGTAGGGCATCGTATGGCAGGGTCAAAAATGCTACGGCAACCCTACGTACGGGTCAGACGCACCTCCGGGACGCGGGAAAAGTCAGGCGGGGGTACGGGGAGGAGCGCCGTTGAGGGATCTCTCCCGATAAACGATTTCCCCCGGCCGCGTGAGACCCCCCCTACTCCCAATGAGTTTATAGGTGAAGGGAAACATTCCTACTATATAAAAACAGCGATGATGTGCTAATGTAGCTTCCTAGGGTTTCGATTTATTTTATTCGAAAGGAGTTACGTACTATGGACTCTGCGGATCTGCTGAACCAGTTGCTCCCCTTCGAAGAGTACCTTCGTGCAACGAAGACGCCGGTCACCGCGTACCAGTATCGGGCACACGCGGCCCACATCCTTCGCTTCCTCGGCCCCGCCGTGCAGCAGCTTGACGAAGCTGCGTGGCGGGACATGGAAGCGGCGCCGACGGAGGACGTGCGTCTTCGCGCCGTTCGTCGCACGGCATGGCGCGCCTTCGTCGAGTGGCTGAAGGCGGAACGCGAGACGACGGGGATCTACGCCCCCGCGATCCGCAAGGCGGGACGGGTGAAGGCCACAGTCACCTCGCGTGACGTGCTGCTCTACGCGCTCTACGCGAAGGTCGGGATGCCCTCGGCCATCACGCGGCTTCGGTGGGGCAACGTCAAGGAGGGGCTCGACCGCGCGGAGTTGACCTTGCACGCTGGGCACCCGTCGCAGTTCGCCTTCTGGGTCACGCGGGCGTGGATCATGGCCGTGCGCGAGTCGTCGTTCCCCTACTCGATCCCCGCACGCAGCGCCCCGGTGTTCCCCGCGGAGCCCGAGGGTGACAAGATGCTCTCCGAGTGGCGGATCCCCGTCATCGCGGATCGCGTCGTGGACGCACTGCATCGACGGCTGATTAAGCCGTGGGTCGCCCCGACGAACCTACACGGCCTCGACGTCTAGTCGTAGGCTTCCGGTGGGACTTCGTCCTCGCCGGGAGGCGGGCCGATCGCGTCGTCGAAGACGGGCTCCGGGGCGGTGTAGAACGCGCCCCGGCGCTCCGTCACGCCGACCCGTACGTAGTACGGCTCGCCGTTCACAACGTGCGCCACGCGGATCACGTTCTCCTCGATCAGCGTTTCGAGAAGGTGCGTTCCGTCGCGCTTCGTCATCTTCGCTTCCGTCCAGAGCGCGCCACGGCGGATCGGCTTCGCGTCGATCAGCGTGAGCAGCCGTCTGCGGTCACGCATCGCCTTGTCGGGCGCGAGCCACTCACCGATCGCGAGCACGCTTTGCACGTGGAGGTCGACGATCTTCAACGCGGCGGCCATCGCCTCGTCGTCGATCTTCCACGCGAACCCCGTGCGCGCCCGTCCCCAATCCCACGCGAGGAGCCCGGCGGCCTTCAGCACCATGCCGCTCGCGCGGCCGATACCGGGGGCGATCTCCTTGTGCTTCACGTCGGCCGCGATCTTCGCGACGTTCGCCTGCCACTCCGCGCGGAGCTTCGCCGCGCCCGGCGTCAGCCCGTCGCACGGCGCGTAGCCCCCGACTTCGTACGCCGAGGCGCCCGCGGCTAGGAGCCCTTGCAGGTACTTCACCAACTGCTCTTCCCACGCGACGTTGTTCACCGGAGTTTCGATGTACCGTGCGCGCGACGCGAGGATCGTGAAGTGCCGAGCGAGGAATCCTTCGCTCCAGTCGACGCCTTCGGTGTGCTTTTCGATGTAGCCCGGCGCGATGCCGCAGAGGAGTGACAACCGTGGCGTTTCAACCGTAACGCCCTTGCCGTTCGCCTTGCGTCTCGACATGGGCGCGCTGTCGTATGCTTCCGTCAGCTTCGTCTTGATCGCGTTCGCGTAGCCCTTCTCGGCCTGCGCGAGCAGCGACGAATACTCAGGAAGGAACACGATCTGCTGCGGATTCGCGTGGAGTTCATCGACGATTGACTCGGCGGATCCGAAGGCCGCGCCATGTCGATCAGGCATCGCGAGCTTCACCATCCGCCGCGCAAGTTCGATCGCCGTAGACTTGCGCGAGTCCGTCGAGTTGCCGACTAGCAGTCCGTAGATCGGCATGTAGATCGACAAGCCGAATGGCACGCAATAGTCGATCGGAACGCTTTGCGAGAGGACTGTCAGCCCCGCGACTAGGTGGTAGGCGAGGTTCGCGTCGGTCGCCTGAGACGCCCACTTCACGTAACCTTTGAGCCAACCCTGTTGAGGGATAGCTGCAATCGCTTGCTCTTCAAGGATCGGCCCCGCATTGATACTCTGCACTCCGCGCCTCCCGCGCTCGTCCTGCCCCGTGCGTCGCAAGCTAGGCGCGTGACGGGTTCCCGTCAAGGAGTTGACGCGAGCGAGGTGGCCGCGTAGGGTGCTCTCGCTGGCAGCAAGCAGCGGTTCCTCGGGAGGGAACTTGGCGGCTCCACTCTGGTATCGGTGTCCTGACTTGCCTGAGCGCGCGTACGACGTGCCCGGCGTGTATCGCGGATTCGTTCCCGCGAACGCAGTAGGCGCTATCGCTCGGATCGTTCCCGACGCGCACTTCATTCCGGTTCCCCCGCTCACGGCGGTTCATGCGTCGTGGGAGCTAGCGCTCTCGCGGGTCTTCGAGTGGGTGCCCGACTTCTTGACGCCGTACCAGAAGATCGGCGTGCCCGCGGTCCTGTCGATGCCCGGCGGATCGGGGCACCTGTGGTGGTCAGCGGGGTGCCTCACGGGCGACGCGGAACTCTGCGTGAACCGCGGCGGCAAGGCATTCCGCATTCGCCTCGACGAACTCGTCCGCAAGCTGGAAGGCGGGGGCTCGAACGGGCGCGCGTGGGATCTCACTACTCCGACGATGGCGCAGTCGATCGACGCCGACGGTTTCTTGCGTTTGAACCGGATCGAGCAGGTTCATCGCAACGGGATCAAGCCCGTCTTCGAGGTTGTCACCGCCAGTGGGCAACGGATCAAGGCGACGGCGGAACATCGCTTTCTTCAGCCCAATGGAGCCTACGTCCGACTCGCCGATCTTGCGGCCGGATCGTCCGTGATGATCGAGTCGTGGCCGACGACGAGCACGCGGGCGCACCGTAAGCCGCGCTACCGCGAGATCCCAAACATGTGGCGGCATCCCTTCGTTGTCCAGAAGACGAGCCGTCGGAAGGATCGCGCGTCGTTCAAGCGGCAGGCGATCGTCTGGGAACACCGCGCCGTTGCCGAGGCGCGGGAGAACGGGATCTCACTCGCCGAGTTCGTCGGTCGGATCATCCTCGGGCAACTCGACGGGCTGAAGTTCCTCGACCCCGAGAAGTTCCACGTCCATCACGTCAACGGCGACTCGCTCGACAACCGTCCGTCGAACCTTGAAGTGATCGAGCGCCGTGAGCACCTTGCGGGGCACGGGCGAGAGAAGCACTGGCGCCACGTCTCCGGCCGCGTCGTGCCCGACGCGATCACGTCGATCACGCCTTGCGGCATCGAGGAGGTCTTCGACCTCTCCCTCGCCGATCCGATGAACAACTACGTCGCGAACGGGATCGCTGTCCACAACTCGGGTAAGACGCTCGGCGCGATCCTCTGGGTTCTTGCTTCACGCGGCCGTGCCGTCACCGTGACGAAGGGCGCCGTGAAGCTCCAATGGGCCGACGAGATCGGGCGCTTCCAAGGCGCGATCCGGCCGACGGTCCTCTCCGGGGAGAGCGCGCAGCCGATCGGCCCTGAGACGACGTGGATCGTGATCAACTACGAGATCCTTCCCGCGTGGATCGCCGAGATCGAGCGCTGGGCGAAGGGTTTTCAGATCGCGCCGTCTGTCGTCTTCGACGAGTCGCACAAGGCGAAGTCGTCGAAGCGGTGGGAAGCGACGGCGAAGTCGGACGGGGGCACGAAGATCACGATGCGGACCAACGTCGCGTCGTCGTGTATGCGTCTGTCGAAGCTCGCGGGTCGCGTCCTCGACACGACCGCAACGCCCGTCCGCGACCGACCGCGTGACCTCTGGGCGCCGCTCGATCTCGCGCACCGCGGCGCATGGGGCAAGTACGGCGAGTTCGGGATCCGCTACTGCGCCGCGACGACGAACAAGTACGGGGGGCGTGACGACACAGGCAAGTCCAACGAGATCGAACTCGCGGAGCGGCTGTCCTACGTCGTTCACCGCGTGAAGCACTCCGAGGCCAACCGGAACCTGCCGCCGAAGCGACGCCGCGTCACGTACATCCCAGTCGATCAGCAGGTCAAGGCCGTGGACGTCGCGAAGATGCTGAAGGAGGCGCTCGGCCGTGGGACAACCGCGCTCCTCGAAGCGCGGCTCATGGAGGCCGCCGCTCGGAAGCGGAAGTGGATCGTAGACCGCACCGAGATCGCCTGCACCGAGAACGCGAAGGTGATCATCTTCACGGGCCGGAAGAAGGATGCCGAGGGACTCCGCGATCAGATCAAGACGCGCCTCGGCGACGGGATCCTTGTTCTCCACGGCGACGGGAGCGACTCGCCCGCGGATCGCGAGGTCACGCGGCAGACGTACATGGACGCTGATGGACCGTGCGTTCTCATCGGCACGACGGATGCGTGGGGCGAGGGGCTTAACCTACACACGACTGATTTGCTTCTCGTCGGACTTCTTCCGTACACGCCGGGGCAGATCATTCAGCTTGAAGGCCGCGTCGCGCGCCTCGGGCAGACACGTCCGGTAGAGATCGAATACACCGTCGCCGAGGGCACGGTTGACGAGCACGTGGCGGGCATCCTGATCCGCAAGCTGCCCGTCGTCGAGAAGATGATCGAGAGTGACGAGGTGCGCGGGCTCGCGCGAGAGTTGGGCGGGTTGGACGATCCAAAGCTGGCCGAGGGACTTGCAGCGAAACTTCTGGGAGGCTTGACATGAATTCGACTTTTCTGATGGCGCTGTGGAACAACGTGCACATGATCGCGATCGTCGGGGCTGTCGTTGCCCTCGTCGGTGCGACGGGAGCGGCTCTCGCGTACTTCATGGCGCGCGACTTCTTCAAGAGCTACCAACATCAGTCCGACGCCGACAACATGAATCAGGCGTGGCGCGTCTTCTGGCGCTGCGTCGCTGCCGCTGCCGGCTTCGCCGTGACCATCGCGATGCCCACCTCCGATGACCTCTGGCGCGCTCGCATCGATCTTGTGAAGCTCGAACTCGCCTCGCCCGAGAGCCTCTCGGCGGGCAAGGAGCGGCTCGACGAGATCGTGGCGGGGCTGGAGTGCAAGTACCTCGGGCAGCGCTGCCCCAAGGAGAAGTGACATGAAGGGCGTTCCGCTGACCGTTCCGATGCACCCGTTCGTGATCTTCCTTCGCGACCTCTGGTTCCACGCGAAGGGGCTGCTCTGCGTCATCCGGCGCCGCCACGTGGAGCTTGTCCCCGTCGGAGACCTCACGAAGCGCGGCTTCCGCGGCGTGCCGATGTACCAGTGCCCGCGCTGCGCCTCCTTTTGGATCAAGGAGTCGGGCGCGAAGACGATCGGCGGGAGGTGCGCATGACGAAGCAAGAGTGGATCGGAACGATCGGCGCCGCGTTGGTCGGCGGCGGAACTGGCGCCACAGCCGGATGGGCGGGCGCGGCCATCGGCGTCGCCATCGCCGTCGGTGCCGTGCTGCTGCTCATCGCGATTTCTCAGGATTGATCGATGGCGCTCTCGACGATCGACCGCATCCTGATTCAGCGAACCCAAGAGGTGATGGAAGCGTTCACCCGCGCCGACTTCCGCGCGAGTGACGGTCGACGCGCGACGGACACGTGCCCGGCTCCCGGATGTATCGCCACGACCCGCGGCGGCCCGTGCAAGAAGCACTGGCGCATGTGGAACAAGAAGGCGGCCCGCGAGGCCCGAGTGTCAGGGGTGGATGGTAGAACCCGGAAGTGAAGGGAGGATAGAGATGCCGATCAAGGTCGTTCCGGCCGACGCGTTACGATACGCCCCGGAGGTCCGCGGGTTGTGCGTGAAGCCGTACGAATTACACCCGCGCGGGTGTCCAAATTTTGGCAAGAAGGTCGGGTGTCCTCCCAAGGCGCCGCACCTCCCCGTGCTCTTCGACTTGGCGCAGCCGAGCTACGTCATCTACAACGTCTTCGACTTCGGCGCGCACGTCGCGAAGATGCGTGCGTTGCACCCGACGTGGTCGAAGCGGCAGGTTGAGTGCTGCCTGTACTGGCAAGGAACCGCGCGCTCGGCGCTGCGCGCGGAGATCAAGCGATTCACGGATGCAATCCCCGAGTACATCGTCACGTCCTGCCCCGAAGCGATGGGACTGGACGTCACGACGACGATGCGCGCGCTCGGCGTCGAGTTGGAGTGGCCGCCGCAGACGCGCGCGGTACAAGTCGCCTTCGCTGGGCGGGAGAGACCATGACGACCGAGACGCAGGGTGTGCTGATCGAAGGTGGCGCGAGCGACTTCGGGTGGAGCCGCATCGGAACGTTCCTCCGCTGCCCGACGCTCTACTACGCGCGCTACGTCCGTGGGATCAAGTCGATGACGCATCCGCTCGCGCGCGGCATCATCGGCCACGCCGGGCTCGCGCAGCACTTCGCAAAGATCGGGTGTGCGCAGAGCGGCCGGGATCCGGCGCAGTTCGCGGACCCGTACGTCGGCATGGGCGCCGCCGCGCAGACGATCCCCGAGGATCTCCGCATCGCGGCGCTCGACGCGGCGATCACGGCGTACGAGACGCACAAGCGTGAATGGCTCGCCGAGACGATGCGCGTGCGCGCCGTCGAGTTCCTGTTGAAAACGGAATTCGAGGGCTACCCGTACACCGCGCGCGCCGACCTCATCGCCGAGGATCGTCGCGGCCTGATCTGGGCGATCGATCACAAGATCGTCGCGAAGATCGAGGACAAGGCGTTCACGCGCTACTCCATGTCCGGGCAGTTTCACGGTCTGCACCATCTCATGCGTGCGAAGTACGGTGAGCAGTTCGGTGGCATCCTGCTCAACGTGATCGGCATCCGCGATCAGCGGGGCGTGCGGCGCGAGCTTCAACCCGCGCCCTACGCGATGACCCGGCTTCCCGGAGTGGTCGTCGCCGCGGAGCGGCAGATCGCGGCGCTCATGGAGATCGGCGATCCCGCGGCGTGGCCGATGGCGCTGCATGAGCAGGTCTGCACGTCGGCCTACGGTAACTGCGACATGTTCGAGCGCTGCCGGTGGGGTGAGTAATGGTTCGGATCGAGAACGGCGACTCCGCGGAAGTCTTGAAGTCGATCGAATCGAATTCGATCGACGCGCTCGTCACCGACCCGCCAGCCGGGATCGAGTTCATGGGTAAGGAGTGGGATCGACCCGGCGGGATCGACGACCGCCAGCCAACGGACGACGGCTTCCCTTCCGGCACGGCGCAGTTCGGCCGCGCGAAGGTGCGCCACGGGACGACGGCGGGCTACTCGAACGGCTCGCAGCGCGAAGCGTTCATCGACTCGCTCACGCCGATCTTTCGGGAGTGCTTCCGGGCGATGAAGCCCGGCGCGCACGGGCTCGTCTGGGCGCTGCCTCGCACGTCGCATTGGACGACGACGGCGCTCGAAGATGCCGGCTTCGAGGTCCGCGACATCGTCATGCACCTCTTCGGCACTGGCTTTCCGAAGTCGTTGAACGTCGAGAAAGCCGGAGCGGGGCCGGCGTGGCGTGGCTGGGGAACCGCCCTGAAGCCTGCCGCAGAGCATTGGATTCTCGTTCGCAAGTCGCTCGCCGGCACGGTCGCAGAGAACGTACAGGAGCACGGTACGGGCGCGCTCAACATCGACGCGAGCCGGATCGGGACGGAGGCTAGGTTCAACCCCCCGGCTGGTTACCAGCCGGGGGGAAATTCGTACATGATGGGCGTTCACGGCATGCCACAAGACGCCGAGGGACGCCCCGCTGTGGGCCGATTCCCCTCGCACCTGATCCTCGACGAAGAGGCGGCGGCGATGCTCGACGCGCAGAGCGGCGAGTCGATTTCTCGGGGTGTGACTGGACGTGGCGCCGGAGGACAGCACGGGACGTTCCGGCCTCTCGCCGCGCAAGGTACGGTAGCAACGCCATCGGATGCGGGCGGGGCTTCGCGCTTCTTCTACGTCGCCAAGGCGTCCAAGGCCGACAAGGGCACGGACAACAAGCATCCGACCGTGAAGAACACGGCGCTCATGGACTACCTGATTCGACTAATCACGCCACCGGGCGGCGTTGTGCTCGATCCGTTCATGGGAAGCGGCTCGACGGGGGTCTCCGCGGTGCGGCTTGGACACTCATTCATCGGGATCGAACGCGAGACGAGCTACTTCGAGATAGCGGAGCGCCGGATCAGCGCTGTGGCGCCGATCGTCACGTCGATCTCTCCTCAGTCTCCGGCGATGCCAGATCCGTCGTCGCCTGAATACGCAACTTTCTTCGATTAGCAACTTGACGATTAGCTACGGCTAGGATAGCAAGTCATTCACGGTCGCTGGGAGGCACCTCATGGCAGAGACGTCAGGCGTCGCGTCACAACCCGCATTCATTTGCCAGTACGGCCGGGTCAAGGCGGGCAAGTCGGCCGACGACCTCTTCTCGTTCCCACGCGCGTTCTACATCGCGGCGCCGGGCGCGCTGAAGGCGGCGCTCGGGCTCGTCGGCTACGAGCCGAAAAAGCAGTTCTACGTCGAGATGATCCGCGAAGCGACCGCGTTGGTCGAAGCTGCGCCCAAGGGGCGCTTCGACGCGATCGTGATCGACGACTTCAGCCTCCTCGTCGAGCGCACCGTCGCCGCGCTCGAACGGCAGGGCGTCAAGGGCTACGATCTCTGGGGCAACGTCTACAAGCAAGCGCTTCGACTTCGCGAAGTAGCGCGTGCCTGCGGGATGCACGTCGTTCTCAACGCGCATGAGATGGCGCCGGGCACCGACGAAACCGGGCGGTATTGGGCCGGGACGATGGCGCTCCCCGGGAAGAAGCTCCCCTACTCGATCCCCGCGGCCTGCGACCTCGTCGTGCGCGCCGTGCCCCTCGGTGACGACGAAGAGGCACCGCCCTTCGGCTGGCCCGTGCGCTACCGCTGTGATCCGGCACGTACGGAGTGGATTACAGGCGACCGCCACAACGTCACGCCCGCGATCTCCCCGATGAACCTCGCCGAGATCCTTCGCCTCGCGGGCCGCGTCGGCGGGAACCCCAACTTCGCGCCGCGTCGCCTCGAAGGGCTGGAGTGGCAAGAGCCGCTCGTCGAGAAGGGCGCGATGGCAATCGTCGAGCACGGCGTCACCGACATCGACTTCGCGAAGGCGACGCTTCGTATGGTGCTGGATCGCGCGCTCGACAAGCACACGAAGGACGAGCGGCACGCGCTGTGGGCCGTCCGGGACACGTGGGATCGCGCGACGCTCACCGCGGGACTCTCGGCGCACCGCAGGAAGTTCTACCAGTTCTAGTTTCACCCGGGAGGTGGCGGGGATTGGCCTCGCTACTTTCTAAACCGCAGCAACAAAGGAGCAACGCAAATGGCGATCAGCATCGCGATGGACCTCTCGGACGCGAAGGAGAGGAGCGGCTACACCGACATGGAGCCCGGCATCTACGCGGGGAAGACGACCGCGGTCGAGGCGCACAAGGACTCCTCGATCAAGTTCGTCGTCGACTGCGGCGAGGCGGGCGACGCCGAGATGTACCTCGGCCTCGACCTCACGAAGCAGGGCAACCGCAACTCGTGGTTCGCGATGCTCGCGTCCCACGGGAAGAACATGGAGAAGATCAAGGAGGCGAAGGGCGCCTTTTCCTTCACGGAGGGCATGGTGCTCGGCAAGCCGTGCTTCGTGATGGTCTCGAAGGTCGAGGGGCAGGACGCGCAGGGCCGCCCGAAGCTCAACGACAAGTCCTTCATCTCGAAGGAGCGCTACGAGGCGCTGAAGGCCGCGGGTGGCAAGACGCCGACCAAGGCCGCCACCCCGGCGGCGAACGGCGCGGCTCCGGCCGCGGGCGCGTCGGCTCCCGCGGGCACCCCGCCCGCCAACCTCTTCGACTAGCCTAGCTAGCCGAAGAAGATCGGAGACAGCATGAGCAGCAAGAAGAAGAGCGAGAAGACGGCGGCGGCGGCGGCGACGGACACGACGCGCGTCGGCGCCGAAGAGTTCGTCAAGGTGTGGCAGGGCTGCAAGACGCTCGACGAGGCGAAGACGAAGCTCGGCAAGTTCGCGTCGTCGCGCGCCACGCGGTTCCGCGCCAACAACGTCGACCTCCAGAAGTTCACGGCGGATCGCACGCTCGACTACGCGGCGCTCGCGAAGCTCGCGAAGGCCGAGAAGAAGGGCGAGTAGGACGTGGGAATTCCGTGCGCGGTTTGCGGCGTTGGCGTACGACACGCGGCGTCGAGAGCCGTGCACGGAATTCCGCTTTGCTCGAAGTGCTGCCCAGCATGGTGGACGAGTGGGGAGAGACGACGAATTCAGCCGCTCCCCGGCTGCCATCCACCGTCGGCCAGCTTTTCGCGGAGAGCAGTCGAGGACTTCGTTCGTAGGATCATCGCGGAACGGCGCAACGGGACAACTTAGGGGAGAAAACTTCGATGAGCACGTCACTGGGGAAGATGAGCGAGAAGGCGCGGAAGTTCGAGAAGGCGTGGACGCGGTACGATCGCCGCGCCAAGTTCGCGCGCGAGGGGCGGATCTGCAAGTTCTGCGGGATGATCTGCGGTGACGCCAAGCAGACGATCGCGCACGAGCAGTCCGTGTTCCACGTCGAGGATCGCGTCGAGGCCGCCCGGATCAGGAAGAACGCCGAGGTCACGGCGCCCGCGCCCGAGGTGGCGGCGTGACCGGCGAGGGGTTCTTCGCCCGGGTGGCTGGGGGCCTGCCTGCGCCCAAGATCACGCCGATTCTACGGCCGCGCATCGTGGTGATCTCACCGCTCGCGGAGCGCACCGTGGGCACGGTCGTCTACTCCCTAAAGGACAATGCCGCCATGGCGCGCGACCTCTGCCGTCACCTCTGCGCGGCGGGGTTCGCGGCGTTCGCGCCGCACGGGTTCTACTCCATGTTCCTCGACGATCGGGCCGCCGATCAGCGCGTTGCGGGCATGGAGTCGGGCGCAGCGTGGCTCGCGGCGTCGCAGGGCGCGTTCGTGGACGTGTCGATCGGGCTGTCGAGTGGGATGTGCCACGATCTCGCGCTCTGCACGCGCCTCGGAATCCCGGCGGTGTTCTACGACCGCGACCGTGACCGCTTCGAGACCGTGGCGGATTCGCTTCGGCACGTGGTGAAGCCATGAACGATCCGTACGACTTCGATGAGCGAGATCCGATGCTGACGGACGGCGACCCCGGAGACGAGCACAGCATCGGGGATCCGTCCGCGGCGCCCCCCGCGTCGAGGGCCGCGCCGAAGAAGGCGCGGAAGCCCCGGCGGGCCAACGACGCCTACCCTACGGTCGACGAACTCGCCACGGCGATCGTGCGCCGCGTCGCCGACGTAGCGTCGCTCCCCGAGCGCGTCGTCGAGCCCACCTCCGGCGACGGTTCGTTCGTCCGCGCCGTGCGGGCGGTCTACGGCGCGCCGCGCGTCGTCGCGGTCGACATCGAAGAGAAGTATGAGGGATCGAACGTCGCCGCAGGCGCCAAGTTCGTCCACGCCGACTTCTTGGGGATCGACGACTCCGCGCTCGCTTCTGCCGATCTGATCGTCGGCAACCCGCCGTTCAACATCGCCGCGCAGATCGTCGCGAAGTGCGTCCGCGCCGCGCCGCGCGCCGTCATCGCCTTCCTTCTTCCCGTCGGCTTCGTCGGCCGCACGAAGGAGCGCGATGGGGCGTACTGGAAGGCGAACCCCGTGCGCTACTACGCCGCGCTTCACCCGCGGCCCAGCTTCACCGGGGACGGACGCACCGATCGAATGGAGTACGCGCTGATCGGCTTCGGGCCGCGCGCGGCGTGGGGCGGTGACGCGACGGACATCTACGGTGAGCCGATCGTCTGGAGGCCCGAGTGACGTGGGCGCGGGGCGTGATGTTCTTCGCGCTTGTAACTGGCGGCACGATCCTCGGGCGCGGTATCGCGGATCGACTCTCTTCGCCGCCTTCGGTTCCGGTTAAACTGGACTGCGCGGCGCGTTGCGCTCCGCGCTTCGTGCTTGCAAGCTCCGCGGCAACCTGCGAGTGTTCTCCCGATGCGTCGTGGGTTGTGTCTACGATCGACGTGTGCGAGAAGAAGTGCGTAGGACTTCCGTACGATGTTCGAGCGGAGCGGGACGGATCGATCGAGTGCCGCTGCGGTCGACCCGAGAAGATCCGGCGGGTCTGGGCCGCGGCAGCCGACAAGGAGAACTAAATGGCCGACGAGAACGGAACTTCATCGATCCTCCCCGCGGTGAAGCTGACGATGGACGAACTGGACATGATCCAGCGCGGCGAGCGTGCGTGGACTCAGGTCGAGACGTTCGTGAAGATCGGCGGCGGAACGGAGCGCGACCTCGTCATGGCGCTCGAAGCCGACGCTGGCGCGCTGCTCCTCGCGGCCGAGATGATCCGCAACCGGATCAGCTAGGAGGACACGATGACACGGGGCATCGCTCTTCTCCTGCTCGCTGGGGGATGCTGCTACCACGAGACGGATCGCAGGGCGGATTGCGTTAGCGCCCACGAAGATGAACTCTCACAGCGCATCCGCACGACTCCGTTCCACCCGACGTTCACTGTCAACGCGTCGTATGAAAGCTTGACGTGTTCGCTCGCGCCGGTCGATGAAGTGCCGAGTCGAACGGAAGGGCGCCCCGTCGATCTCGGCGGCTATTGGGCCGTGAACGCGAGCGAGTTCACGCTGCGCTGCTGGAGGACGCGATGAGCACTGCGGAGAAGACGTTGTGCGCGGCGGCGATCAAGGGGCTTCGCGACGAATTCGGCCCTGACCGCAACATCGATCGGGCGGAAGCCGCCGTGCTCACCCTCCTCGACCGCCTAGAGCGAGCGGAGCGGGAGTTGAAGGAGATCGACCGGATGGCCACCGGGGACATCATCCGCGCGAACGCCGCCGAGTCCGCCCTCTCCGCCTCCCGGGAGGAGTGCGAGCGGATGCGGGAGGCGCTAGCCGCCACGCGGGAGGCTTACAGGTCTTTGCTCACGAGCATCCGATCGTTGCCAGATGCGCCATGGAGCGTCGAAGCAGTACGGGTACTGCGGATCGGGGCCACGGAAGCTATGTGCGCCCTCGCGGAGAAGGGAGACGGCAAGTGACGGACCTGACGAAGAGCCTCGCGGAACGCCGAGAAGAGGAAATCATCCGGCTCCATGCAGAGTTGAGACGAGAACAAGACGATGCCGTTCTCTGGCGCGCCCGCGCGGAGCAGTCGGCCCGCGACGCCACGATGTACCGCGAGAACCGCGACGAGTTGCACAAGGTGTGGGTGGAGCGTGCCGGCTCGCTAGAGCGCGCCCTCGTAGCCGAGGGCGAGGTCGCCCGCCTCCGCGCCCGAGTGCAGGAGGTGGAGGAGGCATTGCGGACCTTGCGAGAGGTCGCCGCCGGGATCCCGGGCGTGCCAGATCCGTGGTACCGCGATCTCATTCACGCGCTGGTTCTCGCCCGCCGCGCCCTCGCCTCCCCCTCGGAGACGCGCCCCGCCGCGACGAAGGAGGACCACCATGGCTGAGTCATTCTGCTGCCACCACCGCGCCTACTGCCCCGAGTGCGCTGAGGATCTGGCGCGCATTCGAGCGCAGAATGTCGCGCTGCGCCGGGTCGCGGGGCAGGCTCTCTGCTACGCCTCTGCCGCGCGCGGGATGCTCTTCTACGCCCCCATGGCGGGCTGCGACTGCGTTACGTGCCGTGCGGTGTGAGCGGGCGCAACGGCTGCTGCGTGGACGGGGCCTGCACCGCTGAGACGTGCATGACGCTGCCCTCGGGGATGGTGTGCGGCGACTGCCGCCATCGCGAGAAGTGCTCTCGGATCTTCGGGATCCGGTTCACCAACGACGCCTGCGACTGGTTCCCTCGCCGCTTCGTAGACCGCAACGCCCCGACCCCGGGCGCCTCCCCGCGCCCCGACGACAAGGAGACGAATCGTGGCTGACCTTCCTACCTATGCCGTTGAGCAGATCGTGTGTGCCATACGGGAGTCGGCTGGTGACGCCTTTGCCAAGATCGCGGCGATGGGCGAAGACGCGATGGCGTGCCAGACGCGCCCTTCCGTGCTGATGCGCCCCGCCCTTGCGGTTGACGGCGACCACTGGTGCGCCCTCTACGGCGAGAACTTGCAGGACGGGGTGGCCGGGTTCGGCAAGTCGCCTGCGGAGGCGATGGCAGCCTTCGACATCGCGTGGCACTCGAAGCTGCCCCCGCGCCCCACCACGGACAAGGAGACCTAGCGATGGCACGGAAACCGATGCTGCCGGAACTGGAGTACTTCGTAGAACTGATCGAGCGCCCCGCGTCTTCCTATAACAGCCGCGCTCCGGCGTGCCGCGCCGAACTGGAAGCGGTCAAGCGGGTGCTTCGAATGGCGAGACCCATCGCCGACGACACCCACGGGCTGGTGGGTCCCTGCGGTGACGCTGCCCACTTGGACCGCGCCCTCGCCCGACTCGACCGCGTGACCGGGAGGAAGCCGTGACCAAGAACGAGAAGATCCGAGAGGCTCTGCTGGACGCGGTGGATTACGTAGAGTGCAGTCGAGGGGACTGCGTGGAGGCCGAGGAGGACGCGCTGGGTAGGTGGAAAGCCGCTCTGGCGCTCCCCGAGGACGAGCCCGCGCCGGGTGGTCAGGAGGAGCGGCGCAAGTGGTTCCTGCTCGGGATGGCCGAGGCCGAAGCCGTCGTCCGAAAGCAGCGGGTGGACGGGATGACGCCCATTGACCCGGCCAAGGCTCGTCAAGCTGCGGAGATGTGCGCCCTCTCCGTTGAGGCCCGGCGGGGCCCCGCCCCGTCCGCGCAGGGCGAGGTCAAGATCGAGTGCCCGAGATGCCTCCACGACTTCACGCTTCCCGCTACGGGCGAGCGGGAGCGCGGGTTCCGCGAGGGGATCGAGGCGGCGGCGAAAGTGGCCGACTCCGGGACCAAGAGCGGCACCAGCTACGCGCCCTACGCGCGTCGGC